ACAATCATATATAGAACAAACAGCATTTGTTACAGTACAGTTTTTAATTACATTTTCACTTGCTGTGTCTAAAGTAGTATCACCTGCAACCTGAATTGTGCTATCACTACATAAGCAAATGCCTAAACCTGGAGTTAAACAATTTTGCTTAGTTGCTAAGCAGTTATCTACTGTTGGATAAATGCACTCTTCTGCATATTGTAATGTATACTGTTGAATAAGTTCAGTAAGACCCATATCTTCAAAAGACATATCTCCTGATAAAATACAGCCATTAACACAAGGCTTATTTACAAGTGCATTATAGTCATAGTTTGAATTATCAAAGCAACTAAAGCTCATTGTTTCCTCCTATTATTATTGTTGTGGAACAGGCTACTGCTCTTCTACAAGCTGTTGCTGTTCTTCTTGCTGCTGTGGCATAGCTTGATTAACTAATAAGTTATTTCCTTGAGATATAAGACCTTGCACCCAAAGCTCAAACATATTTGACAGCACATCTACAGCATAATCTTTTTGTTGTAATTCTGTTTGAAGTGCTTTTAATATTACTTCATTTCTTTCTTGCTTGGTCATCTGCTCTTCCTAGCTCTGTCATTTGAGCATCATAAATACCATATGTAGCCACATCACTAGGCTCACCACCTAGTGTGTGACTTGGCCCAAATAATGGACTTGCATCACATGTACTAATTATTGGGCCATTACAATCAGTCATTTGTGCCATTATTTATTCTCCTTCTTTGCTAGCACTTTTACTAACATTGTTCTGCTTATCTTTATATATTTTAGCATAAGAGCTTTCAGGATAGAAGCCATCTTCAATATCAAAGCCAAGAACAGTCTGAGCTTGTTCTTTTGTAATTACACCTTCAATGTAAAAGTCAAGAATGACAGCACAATAAATTGGCTGACTTCTTGCATATTCCAAACGCTGTTTTGTAAGTCTAGGTCTTGTCATATTATAAATCCTCCTCTAGGTAATCATCAATAATACCATGCTTAACTAAGAAATTATACTTATCAGTTATTGTGTTAAGACTTGTATAACTTTCTCTAAGTCGTTTATCTTTAAACATAGTACCATAGTTATTAAGACTTTGTTCTGCATTTTTAGCATTGCCAAACATTGTAGCAAGAGCTTCATCTTTATCTGTAACATTTGTTTTTTCTTGGTCTATTCGCTGCTTTGCTTTTTTAAATGCAGCAGCTGTAGCATTCAAAGACTCAACAGACTCTTCACCAAATGCAGCAGCTTGATTAATATCTGCTTCTTGCTGTTTTGCTGCTTCTTGCAGTTTATATCCACTTACAGGCCTTCCTTTTTTAGTATACTCGCGTATGTTTTCTATAGTATAAGGAAACCGGCCTGCTTGTCTTTTACCACGGATGCGTACTAAATCCCAAAACCGCACACCTAACGTATGTCTTGGGCTTCCATATGCACCAATTCCACTTGTCTGTTTACTTTCAGCAAGCCAATAAAGCTCACCAAAAACAGTAGTAGGAACTCTAAAATATACAGCCATATCATCACGACCCCATGTATGACCATTATATGTTTCTGGCTGAAATGTAACACGCATCATTGTTCTGTATGGAGCATACTCCAACTTAGCAATGTGTCCACAACCATCAATAGCATATTTAAAATTAGCAGTGTTGATATAATCACTAAGCTCCATATCATTGTTGGCATTAATAGCATTATTATATTCAACACCACCACCTAAATCATTATCATATACTTTAACTTTTCTACCTGTAGCAAGCCGAATGATTTTTTCTGGTGGTTGTTTTGGCTTAGGTCCCCAGTCATCATCTTCTGTATAATAGTATCCACGACTCATAGAATAATCTATGCCTGCTTCTTTCAGCATCTTTTTTGTGGACCTTTTATAACGCTGATTTAACTGCTCTCTGAGCTCCTGTTTATTATAACCAGGAGCCCATGGAGCTAAGTAACTGGTAGACCTAGCCATTTAAACCTGCTTACTGTCCAAGTTGGATAATAGGCTCACGCAGTTTTACAATTGTGTATGTATATGGATATTCTGTAAACAGAGCACCCATTTCATGTAGAGCAATTGGCATACTGTTTCTCGGGTGGCGAATGCCAGAACCTACAATGTTTGTAAGTGCTGACTGGTCACTGAGTGTTGGAGCTCCGTAAGTGATGCGGTTAGAAAGGTCCAACTTAGCAACAAATTCATCAGGAATTGAAATGTCTTCAATTTTTGGTGGTTCTGATTTACCCCAAGTTTCCTGGATGTAATTGTCAATTTCAAATGTTGAATTATCCCAACAGTTATATGACAAGTCACCTTTTGGTCCAATGATAATAACATCTGTTGGAAGGTTTGCATCTTCAACAACTTCACGAATTACCTGATTACCAATCTGGTAATCTGTTGACTTAACACCACGCTGATAGATAATTGGTCCTTCAACGAGGTTGTCACGAATAACTGTAGCAGATGTACCTGCTTCATAGCCCATTTGCTGACGAGTCATTGGGTTAATCCAAATACCAACATCAGAGTAAGGAACAGTTGCTTTTGTCAAGAAAGCACCACGCATAATAGCATCAATGATGTCTTCATTCTGCTCTTGGAAAATCCAACCACCACACTGTTCTGTAGTATAAATCAAGCGGTTTGTCTGCCCACGGAATGGAAGGTCAGTTCCAATGCGTTCTGATGGGTCAGTAGCTGTTGGGTCTGTGTACCAAGGGAAGAGGTCAGCTAAACCTTCCATAGCACCAGTAACTGCAGCTTTACCTGTAGTATATGTACCAGTGTTTGTGAAGAGGTCATATGAACCTGCCCATGGGTTTGGTTTACCACCAACTGTTGCAGGAGATGTGATACCACCTGCTGTCCAGAATGCCGAACTGAATGGAGCCAAAGGAGCACCAGTAATTTCACGGTTAAATGCTACTTCAAGGAATTCACCATCTTTCCATTCAGAAGCAGCTGTACCAACAGAGATAAGTGTAAGGCGTCCTGGCTGGTTGTCCAAAATCATGTAAAGCTCTGCTACATCAGCTGCACCCCAAGGAGCTACTTCTTTTGTTTTAATAAGATATTTACCTTTCTTAAAACCACTGTTGAATACGTTTATTGGCACCTGAATTGTAAATGGTTCAGCAGCTGCACCAGATACAGGAGTAAATCCTGTATTAGCTTGTGGATTAAATCCCTGGCTACCTGCTGCAATAGTAGCACGAAGCTGATGAACAACACCAAAGCGACCATGAATTGCAAAGTTCTTAAAGAGCGATGCAACATTTGTACGCAAAGAGTGCATACGAATAGCAAAGTCACTTTCAAAAGCTGCTTTTTTGTCTTTTGTTTCAAGATTAGCTGTCATATCAACATCAAAACCATCAGAAACAGCACCATAAGTAGCTTGGAAAATACCATAATCTAAAGAACCTGGACGGTTAAGACCAACTGTTTCTTTAAACACCTGACTGTTCAAAGAACCACCTGAGTTCGTAGTTGAGAGCAACATACGATATTCAAATTTATCATTGAACTTCCACTCGCGTTTATTCGCACGAATAAGGCGAACAACATCTGACTGACAAGGGAACAAGCCATTTAAAAGATATTCAAGAATGAATACCTGTTTAGCAAGTCCTTCAATCTGTGACTGTGTAACTGCCATAGCAGTACCTCCTTATATTATAAGACACTTAAAAGCGCCTGTTCTTTAAAACATTTGTGATATTAGACCATGTAATATCTGATTTATCATCATCAGGATACTCTTCTTCTACACGGTTACTTTCAGCAATAGCATGCTCTGCTGATTTATCACGTGCATCATTAAGTTCATCTATTGTGATTTTACCATCATCATTAGTATCAAGATTATCTTGAATTGCTTCTAAATCTTCTTTTGTTGGCTCATGCCATTCAAATTCGTATTCATCATCATCAATAACTTGATTAGCATCTTTTTTAGCAGCTTTACTTTCATACCAGTCATTTTCCATTTCTGGTTCCCAATTTTCCTGTTTAGCACGAGTGTCAAATTCACTCTTTAATTCAGGATTTGACTGAATTGCTTTATAAAGAATTCTTTTTGCTTGTGGGTCAGCAGCTGCAAGAGCAATAGATTGTTCAAGCACAGAGTCAAATAAGTCATCTTTAAATGGCTTGCCTGCTTTTTCAAGAGCAGTATTTAAAGCATCATCTGGAATGTTTATATAAGCATTAAATAACTGTTCAATCTGCTTGATAGCTTTACGGTCATCATAAGGTGTATATTTAATAGCACCTCTATCAACAGCATCTTTAAAGATAGCATAATCTTCTGGTGACATTTCTTTTTGTGGGTCTGATTTAATATGTATACCACTATAGTTATTCAAATTCATTTGTCACCCCCTTTATCTGTTTTAATGCCAAAAAAACCATTGATGATTTTCATACGCCTGTCAGACAATATAGTGTTGCGAAGTTCTTCTGCAGTAACTTTCTTTTTGTTACCGCTCATTTCATTTATCCTTTCAGCAGCTTCTTCTGGAAAGTTGCCTTTAGAATAATACTTGTCGTCTTCTGCCAAATGGTCTTTAGCAATTTCTTTTGCAGCTTCAAGATTGTTTGTGTGTTCTGTTTCAACTGCAGTACCAGCAGCTAACTGGCCTTCATTAAAATATTTATCAGGCTGATTTTTAGAAGCACCTTCTTCTTTAAGTGTGTTTACAAGTTCACTCATTTAAAACCCCCTTGACGCAACTGAAATAAGATGATGCCCAAATGTTGGTGTGTGTACTTCTTTTACTCTCTTGTCAGAAAGAATATCTGCACTTGGAGCAACATTTACTTTGTTTGTTTTTTTAATAAAGAACTGTTGTTGATTTTGCATAGGGTTTGGTGTATCAACATTTTTAAGTCTTACATCAGAAACAACTGGCTGTTCAGGTGCAGGTGGTGGAACTTCACTTGTAGTATCAGGTGCTGGTTGTTCTGGTGGTACAGACATATCAGCTGGAGGTGGTGTTACACTTTCATCTGCAGCAGGTGGTGGTGTCATTGTAGCATCAGGCATCTCTTTTGCAGGTGCTTGTTCTGGTGACATATTAGTAGGCACTGGTATTTCTGAACCATCACCTGTAGTATCTGCTACAACCTGGTCAATGTTGTTAATCTGGTCTGTAAGCTGTGCTGCTTGTTGCTGAATCTGGTCCATTTCCTGACGCTTCTGATTAAAATCATCATACAACTGTGCAATCTGTGCTTGCATGTCAGTAATAATATCCTGAACTGCGTTACTTGAAGCAGCTGAAGTATCAACACCACGACGATGAAGTTGATTAAGTATTTCCATACCTACATCACGGCGTCCATTAAACTGCATGCCATAAGAGTCGAGAAGCTGCTGAAGTTCTTGTTCTTGCATTTGCTTTTCTCTTTCTGCTTTAAGGCCATTTGTAAACTCTTCAAGAGCTTGAAGACGTGGTTCTAATCCATTAAAATCTTCCATAACAACTCCTTATTTATTATAATCTATGATTAGATTTATGTAAACTATTTTATTTGCCACGAGATAAATAATTTAGTTCATTATCAGGGTTCTGACTTTCCATTACTCTTATCTTATCAGTAATCGAAAGTTGCCAAAACAAGTCTTGTTTATCAACTGACAAATTTTTTGATGACCATTGTTTTGCTTCTTGTGTAAATGCTTTAACTTTATCTGTGTTTGTTACAGCATCTCTATTTTGAACAACATAAGGTGGCTCTGCTTTAGGCACTCCTGTCTGCCCTGGCTGTTTAGAAACACTTGCAATAGCACCTAATACATTAGCTTGTGTTTCTTTATACTCTTTATTTGGGTCATGTGTCTGACCATAAGCAGGGCCTGTCTGTTTCTGCTGTGCTTTCTGCTGTGCTTGCTGCTCAATTTGTTTCATTCTTTGAGCTTCATTGTATCTTCGTCTTTCTTGCTCTTTTTGTTTTTCTCGTTGCTTTTCTTGTTCCCACCATCTGTTTTCACTACCAAATAATGTACCAAGAGTAGAAATAACTTTACCCATATTGTTCTCCTCGTGCTTACTTTCATAAAAATAGCACTAGTTTTATTAAGATATAGTTGCTTACTTTCATGTTTTTCTAGAATCTAAATAACTAAATAAAACATGAAAGTAAAATTTTATTATAGTAAGCAAATAAGTATATCTTATTTGCTTAAGCTGTATATTTTTTTATACAGCTGCTATTTTATGTCTTTTTTCTATATTACTCCTATAAATAATCTGCAATAGTTGCAGGGTTAACATTAGTAATTCTCTGCCAAGCAGACTTATTTTTATCAATAAATGCCTCAAATGCATATCGTGCTTCTACCAATTCTTTTTGTACACCCATAACATTGCTTTCATTTAAAGCACTAAATTTATCAGCAAGTCGTGCTACTAAATAACGATACATTTCAGGACACGGATAATCAAGTACTGTATCAGGTGTCCAACCAAGTTCTTTTATTGTTTCATTGTCATTATAATCTTTGACAACAACAGAAAGACCCGTCTTATCATTATGCTTAGCATCAATAAATCTGCAGTTTGTGCCTCGCCCTGTAAAATCAAAAGCATTCCAGTGATTAAAGAACATATCTCTGTCTAAAAAACCACTCATATATTCACCAGTTATAATATGCTTATAACTGATAAAAATATAAGGAAAATCACAAGAAATATAATCTACAACATAGTTGTTACCTTGAATATTTACATATCTTGTAATGTCTGTATATGCTTTGTTATCAGCTCTACTTAATAACCTCCAGCCAGTAATAATAGAAAAATCAATATTTAAATCAGTAATATCATATTCTACAATATTTTCTTTTGCTGTTTTAATAAAATACTTTTCTACGTTTTTATCAGTAACATTACGAGAAACATCTAGCCATTTACCTTCATGACTTGAATACTCATAATAAACAGTTCCTTTTTCATATTCTGTTGCTCTAGTATAATCATTAACACCAATAAGTTTATATAAACCATAAAGATTATTTCTTTTTTCTTCATAGTCTGCATAGATTTTAGGGTCTCTATTATGATGAGTAAAGAAAATCTGAGGACATGCTGGTACATATCTAAGCCACATATTACCAGTAGTAGCAGCAGGGCAATAAAGATTTACACCATCAATATGATATGTGTCATAACCATTCATGTCTGCATTTCCACTTTCTCTAAGTACGTTTCTTGGGCTTCCAAAAGCTTCTCTTGATTTGTATATCAACATTGTATTTTTCACATACTTTGGAAGCACTGTATGTTTCTCTTTGATTTGTACTGTTTTAGCGTAGTAGCCATCATCAATAGCAGCAATTCTTGAATATATATCACTCCAAGCATAGTTAAGATAATTCAAGCAATCACTATATGTAAAACTATTAAGAGCTTTAATTTGTGCAAGAGCCATTGCTTCTTCTAAACAATCAGATGCAAAAAGCTTAACATTTACTTGAAGCATCTATTTCCTCCTACCATTTACCGTTTTTAATATAGTCAATTGCTTGACTTGAAAGGCCTGCTGCTTGGAGCATACTATAAGCAGTTCCCATAGCTACAGGATTTTGTAATACCTGTTGCATTGTAATTAAACTATCTCTCATTTCTGGAGTTACTTGCCCGTTATGTGTTGCAGCATACTGATAAGCTTTACCTGTCTCATCAGTTGCTGTTTGCATAGCATTTGACATAATTGGTAACTGCATCATGCTACCAAAGAATATTTTCTGTGAGTCAAGTGGTAATGTGCGCATAACATTTGAAGCATTAAGAGCATGACGAATAAGTTCTCTGTGACCAAACTCTTGAAGCTTTTCTGTATAGAAAAGATTAATTGCAGAATCAAGAGCTTTAACTTGAGAATTATCAAGATTTGCACCAAACTGTGTTTTAAGATTATTTCTAATCTGTTCAAGTTGTGGAGCAAGACGTTTAAGGAAGTCACTACGAGAAATAGCAGATTGACCAGCAGCTGCTTCATAACCTTCAGCACGCTCTTGAGCTCTACTTTCAGCTGTACTAATATTTGGCATTGACATATCAACCCAAAGATTAGGACTTTGGTTTCTTATAGTACCTTCACCTGAAGCACCTAAAGCAGCCACTGTTGTTCCCCATTTACGAGCATTTAATGCATCTACAAGTCTTGCAAGTTTTCGTCTGCTTTTTGTATCAGTTCCTGTTACATTGTACTGTGCATATATCTGCTCTGGTGTAATGTCATAATCAGGATTTGATGAAGCATATTCATATAAATCACTGACAGCTTGTCGGCCAAAAGTATCATTTCCTATAGAATTAGCATTTTTAGCACCTGATTTTGCTGCAGACATACCTGTAGAAGATGTAGTATTTACATTATCTACTACACTATAAGGAGCTGGCTCTTTATCACGTTTGAGTGTACTATGTTGTTCTTGTGCCATTACACTTGTAGGATTATGTATTTCATGGTCTCGTGGTTGTCCTTTTTTTATTTCCATTTACTGCTCCTTTTTATTAATATTGTTTTGCTCTTGTGCAAATGTTCTTTTAATAGCATCACTATTATTACCAGGCATATCAACAAGTCTAGTGCCATTTTCATCATAATGTGAAATGTTATTAGTTTTCATATTTCTTAATTGTCTTATATGATTTGCAATAATATCATATCTAGCTCTATCAATGTAAGGACCACCTTCAGCATCAGCTGATTGTGATATAGATAAAATCATATTTTCATATTGAATACAATCTTCAGGTGTTTGGAAATTGTTATATGCTTTTTCACCAAGTTTATCTGCAATAGTCGCAGCTGCACTCATATAAGAAGAATTACCTGTTTTATTATATGATACATAAGCAGTTCTTAAAAGTCTCTTTAATTCTGTAGCATCTTCATTTTCATAAATAGAAGGATTGTGTACACCTTGTGCAAGAGCATCTACAACTTTTTGTCTAGATAAGCCACCTTTATCTGTTTTGTTGCCATAGAATAAGTTATTGTCTGCATAATTAGCAGCTGCTGCATGTATACCTAAAGCACCATACTCTTCCATTTCACGAGGTTTTATTTTATCTTTTGTGCTATCAACATTACCTCTAACAACAGCATTACCAAAAAAAATCTTTTTGGCATTATCAACACGCTTTTTTATTTGTTCTTTCTTTTCTTTTGTAGTGTTGTTTTGAGGCTTATTTTTAATATAATCAAGTACTTCTTCTACAATCTGCTTATTATAAATATCATTTGGCTTAAGTCTATTTCCTGACTCTAAATTAATCCAATTAAGCACTTGATTAACTGTTTCAAACTGGTCTAATTCATCACCATAATATGCTTTACCTTGAAGAGCTGTGTCATCTGGAGCATACATAGCAGCTGCTTGCTTTTTGGCATAATCTTGACCACGAGTATCTGCTTTATTTTCTGCTTCTTTTATAATTTGCCTTTTGTTTGCAGCTTGTTGTGATTTTTGAGCATTACTCTTTCTTATGATATTAAAAATCATGTTTTCGTTTTGGTCAGCCATTATTTAACCCCCAGTTTTTCTTCTAGTGCATCAAGACGACGAATAATATCAGCAATAACACCTGTATTCATCATAGTAAGACGTTGTGTATCTACTGTTTTAATACCATCTTCTGTTTCTTTTATGCAAGCAGGATTTACTTTTTCAATATCTTGTGCCATAGGACCAAGATGTTCTTGTTCTGTATCAATAGATGGGTCAACGTCTTTAGCAATATCTTTATAAGTATAATAATAGTTTCTAATATAATCAGCATAACCTTCCATTGTGTCTTCGTCCCAATCTTTGTCATCATCAATGTCAAGGTCTTCATCATTATAGCCTATAGACTTTATTATTTCACGAACATCATCTTCTGTGAAGTTTCCTTGGTTTTTAAATAATGCTTCTATGTCAGCCATTAAAAGCCTCCTGCAAGCTGTTTTGCAGATTCTTGCTGATTTTTAGCTTGTCTATTAAGTAAATCATAATAAGCAGCAGGTGGAACTTCTCCATAAGCAGCTGCTTTATCATTAATCATTTGGTTCATTCTTGCTTTTTCATTTTCAGCTCTTGCTACAGCTGTTGCATGTTCAAGTGTTCCTGCAGATGCATCAAGTAATCCTTTTCTTAAAGCTCCTTTTGCTTGACCAAGTAAAGTGCTTGCTGCTGTTTGACCTGCTAAATTAGAATTAAATGTTTGAGCTGCCATAGAACCTTGTAATACTCTAGGGTCAATACCTTGTCGTGCAGCTTCTGCAGCAACTGCTTGAGCTTGACCAGGTATTTGTGCTTGAATTGCAGCAACATTACCTAGAGTTCTTATAGAATTTGAAACTAATGGTGATATAATATCTTGTAAAACCCAACTACCTTTTCCTTTTTTATATGCTTCAGGGTCATTTAATCTTGCAATAGCTTCTTTTTGCTCTTTTGTTTGTTTTACTTTTCCACTATTAAGAGCAGTAATCAAATTTAATGTTTCTTGTGTAGGCTTTTCATTTTTAAAAGTATTTTGAAGTAAACCTGATAATACATCAGGACCCATTTTTTCGAGTATTTTATTTGGTTTTCCATTTTTACTTGTAAAAAATGTTTTTATTAAAGCAGCTACCATTGGGTTCATTTATGTCCTCCCATTATAAAAATGCATTAATGTTCTGCCAATAGGTGAATGAATTATTTTCATTCTTTTATCTGACAAAAGTGTATTTCTCATGTACTGGTCAGCTTTTTCCCATTTGCCTACTAAGTTAGGGTCTGCATCCCAACCTTCTTTTGTGTTCCATGTTTTCCAAATGTTATAAAACTCTTGAGCATTTGCAGAATTCTGGCCATAACGACCTACAATCTGGTGAAGTACATCACTTTGGTCAGTTTTAGGTGTTTTAATATATGCAGAATAAATTTCACTAACTTTTGCACCTTTACTAATAAGGTCATCAATACTTGAAATTGCTTGATTTTTCTGCTCTTGCTTTTGAGCTTCTGTGTCAGTTTCTGTCTGTTGTTGTTCTGCTGTAGCTTTACCTGCTTGAGCATTCTGTAAAGCAGCTCTTGCTTTTGTTTCTTCAAGTTCAGCAGCTCTTTGCTCTTCATTAGCTTTAGCAACTCTGTCTGCTTGTGCATTTCGTTGTACTTGTTGTTTTGCAAGTTCTAAACTTTGTGTAGCTTGTGCACGCTGCCCTTCTGCAGCTGTTTGATTTGATGTAGCTGTTTGAGCAAGTTGTGTAGCTCTATCTTGACGATTATATCCAGCTTGCTTAAGTGTCATTGCATTTTGCATAGGGTCAACTGCAGCATTTTTAGCAGCAGCCATTGTAGCAGCAGCTCCACCCATTTCTGCAGACATAGCTTTTTGATTATTACGAATATTAGCAGCACTTGAAGCTTCTGCAATTTTAGCACTTTCTGTTAAAGCACGGTCACCTGTGTTTCTATATGCTTCTTGCCTTGCTAGTTGTTCATCTGCTCTTGTTTTAGCAGCTTGTGCTTCTGACAAAGCAGCTTGCCGATTGTAATGACCTGTTTGTGGGTCATTAATACCTTGAGCAGTTGCTGCGTTTGTAAAAGCTTGTCCTATAACATTGCCTACATTTGACACAACATTTTTTGCTGTACTATTTGTATTTTTTGCATTTGTAGAATCAGCTGTTGTTATATCTGATTGCCGTGTATTCGTAGAACCATCTGTTGTTATGTCTGATTGCTGCGTAGTCATTTTACTAGGCGTATTTTTGACAATCTTGCCATTTTCAATATGATACTTGTCAGCACGATACCATGTTCCTGGTTTACCACTAACTGATATTAGCTTAATGCCTTTGTCAATTTTTTCCATAAGACCACCTTTAAATATTATAACTTATTTTATAACATTTGTAAATTAGAACTCACTCATTTCTTGTATATCTACTTGACTTGTAGCAAGAGGAGTTGTTCTATTATCAGTAACAACTTTATAACTTACTGCTAAACCTGTCATAGCAATGTATGCGTCACTCCATATAAATAATTGTTCACGGTTTCCAGCACCATTACGAGATGTAAACTTAAAACTGTAATAACCTGAGTTATCACTACGAGTAAACAATTCTTTATAGAGATACAAGTGTGTTGGCTCTGTTCTCTTTTTACCACCAGGACACATTGTTTGTGCCATTATGTTAACACAAGCATAATCTTTGTTGCCATAAAGCATGTCCATTTCATCTGTCCATGTAAATGTAAGTGTCCATTCATATAAGCAGTCAATGTTTTCGCTCAGACCTAAAGGAGCAGTTGCTAATAAGAATGGGTTATGTGTCCAACCTTCTACAACAGGTGTAAGCTTTCTAGTATAATAAGAACCTTGATTGAACTGTGCTTCTGTTAAGCTGTAAGCACGTTTCCATTGCTTATCACTAATATAGTAATAAGTTGTATTCTCATCAAAAGTAGTAGCTTTTGTATATGTGTAGTCATTACTATCACCAACACGGTCATTGACAGATTTAAATGTTTCATTATACTTTCTGTATGGATTAAATATATCTCTATCAACTCTAGTCCATTTACCTTTGTTGTTCACAATGTCATCAATCATATAATCAAGACAAATAAAACGGTTTACAATATATCTGTTTGGCCCTTGATAAGTAAAACCACCAGCAAATGAATATGTTTTAAACCAACTCTTATTGTCAAAAATAGCAGTATTTGGTGGAGTAATTTCGCCAGTAATACCAGACTTTTGACCATCCATTGTAGCAATAAAGATATTGTCAATCAAGTCATTGTCAGTATCAACAACATTATCCATAACACGAGTCATATTACCGATACACTGGAAGACAACATTCTGATTTACGAAATCCCATTTACCATCTTTAATATTTTTAAAGCGGTTCCATACATCTTGCTTTTGTATCATAGCAGCACCGGTAAATGAGTAATAAGCTCTTGTTGCTTCTGAATAGAAGAATGCTTGTGTTGGAGTGGCCCCAATAAACTCAAGACCAAGCTTACTTGTAAGATCACCTACAGATAAACCAGAGTCATTTAAAGCATTTACGTATTCTTCTGTTGCTCTATATAACGTTTTATTAATATTAAAGTCAATTGATTTTGGTATCTTATAAGTATTTTGTGTTAAACGCAAATCACTTGTTAAGCTTGTTACACCTTGAATAACATTAAGTCTATAGCTAGATAATGTTTTAATAACACTTGGCATTGTGCTTAATTGCTCTGTAAATATAGGCAAAGCATAACGAGTAAGATGCTTATTTTCTGCAGATGTAATGTTTTCAATACCAATACCTTTTGTATCAATTTCAAACTGATGATATAAATTATCATAATTATGTGTTGTCATTGAAATAGTTGGCAATGATGTAAAGTTACCAAAGAAATGATTTGGCATTAAAATATTACTTCTCTTAAAGTGGTCATTTTCTGTAAAGCAGTATTCTAATGTTAAATCTTCCATAGCAAGGCCTGATGAGCCTTCCCAGTGTACTAAACGGTAGCCATAACCATCAAAACCATGATACATCTTGCTGTCATAAGAAACATTCAAACCTGTCATATTCCATGCTAAAGCATTTGGTGTTACTGCAACAGGTCTTATGTAATCTCTTTCAATCTGCTTTTTAAGCTCAATAGCAGTATAAGGAGATGCAACTAAAGCAGTGTCATCTGTAATAACTATATTACTCCAAGAGCCATCAATAAGCTTTGTATCTTTTACTGATACCCATAAAATACCACCTTGGTTAGCAGTAAAGCCTAAAGACCATTGGTCATCTATCATGTAGTCTTGTATTGGTGCTGTAGGGAAAGTCATTGTAACATCAATGTTCTCATTCTTAAATGGAACAGTTGGCAAGAATGTAGTAGTACCTTCTACTACAGCTGTATCAGGTGGAACATTGTCTACTTCTGACCAACCTTTAGCATAAATATAATGACTGTGCACATCATCATAAAGAGTTTGTTTAAACTGATTATTACTATCAGATGTAACATTATCAATGCCAGATACATAAAGATTAATTTTACCTTTAGTATTAGCAATAATACTATTACTCTGAGGAGTAAAATCAATTTTTACAGGCATATCTTTTAATACAGCAGCAACTGTTTCTTTTGTAAAGTATGTACTTTCACAACCAAAACATGGCCACATAAATGTAACATGCTTTGAGCCATAGTTATGTTTTGCTTCTATATCAATGTCATGACTTGAAATGTTTCCAGGACTTGAGAACTGTGCATTCGGATAATTTGGACAGATTGCTCTAATAAGCTCTGGCATATTCTGAATAAAGAACTCATTTGTAGCAATTAATTGGTCTGACACAAATGCAGCTGCACGCATAGCAGATGCTGCAATATCACCCCAAGTCATACCACTACCCATTACATATGTTCCACTACCTTTAACTGACGCTGCAAGTTTTTCAAACAAATTAGAAACACATTTAAGTATTGTTACTTTTATCATAAAGCTAAGGTTACTTAATATAGTTAAAGCAGTGAACATACTACTCTGGCTTCCGCTTAAGAAACGGTTACTCATACTCTGTGCAACACAATAGCCAATAAAATTATGACATACATAACCAGGACCTGCATACATCATACTTTGACTACTTGTGCTATAGAACATGTCAAGTGTTTTTACAGCTGTTACTTTTGATGCAAGAACAATATCATTTGATTTACTTACACCTAAGTCAGCTCTTGCAGAGTCAAGAGCATTTTCAATAGCAAACTGACTGAAAATACGACCAAAATCACCTGGTGTATTTCTGTTTAATGCAGAGTCTGCTTGTGGTTTATTAGCAATACTTGCTACATTTAATCCTGAAATACCTGCTTGTAATAAACAAAGCCAGAAATTAGATACACCTTCATTTGATGTACTCTTTGTTGTACATGTCTGTGTAAACTCTTGTTTATCAAAACTAAGCATGTCTCTTGCTAAAATATTAGCATTTTGTTTAAATACAGACATATTGCCATTTGTTGACTGTTCATCATTTGCTTGTTTATATGCTTCTATTGTAGCAACATCTGCACTAATTGATTTGTCTGTTGTTTTATATGTGTATGCATACTGACCAATTGCCTGATTTAAAAATCCAAACTTTATCCAGCAAATATTTAAGAACCATATTGAAGGACTTGCAATAGCTGTAAGCACATTAATAAGAGTATTTATACTATTATTTCCAAAATCAAAAATGCTTCCAATAGTTGTAGGCTCAGGCATAAAACCTGTAAGCCTGTTTAAAATAAAGCTTGGTGAAGAATACATTGCACTGTATGTACTCTTTATAGGAAGCCATTTACAAACTAAAGGAATTGATGCGCCATGATTTTTTACATCACTTGACTCAACAAACTGCATGTGACTGCAAATCTTGTCAATAGTCTTATATAAGTACCACTGCTGTTCTTGTGTTCCATATATTCCTGTCATTGAGAAGTTGCCGTCAACACTATCATTATGATAATTGTTAAGGTCATTAATAAAGTTTACACTTCCAAAGAAGCCATATTCAGCGTTTACATGCTGACTTGGGAATTGGCCTCCTGTTAAAGAGCCATTAACACCAACATAGCCATATCCTGTAATCTTTCTAACTAACTGCCAGCTTTCTCTTTTATAGATAAATGTCCATTGTCTTAAAGCAGAATCAAGATGAAGACCAATCATAAAATGTAAGCCAACATGTGTAGCAGTTACTTCTGCTTGACTTATCAATGATTGCGCATCTAAAGATGTATACACACTTATTTTATTTGGAGTAGTACTTAACTTTTGGCCATAATTAAGCTCTTCAATTTCAAAAACTGTTGAAAATGCTTTTATCATGTTTAAAGAAGGTATATAGCAAGTAAGTTTAAAATGAGCAGTATCTATAACAGAAAGTGTCCATAAAATAGCTCCACCATTATTTTGAGCAGTCTGGCCATATACATTTGATACACCAAATTTAATTATTGTACTATTAACAAAATCTGTTCTTAATAACTTTTGCTTAATATTCCATTGGTCACCATTCCAATCATCAAGAATAGCATCACCTGTTTCTGTATCAAAAGCTTTTTCTTTAAAAATGAAATAATCACGTGTTAATAAGAGAATATGATTATTATCTATCCACCACATTGTTTCTGTTTCTATTGTACTATCCCACTGCTGCTTAATAATCTGATATTCACTGTTAAGCTCTATAGAAGCAATCTTTGTTTCATTTGTGTTATCATTGCCATCTTTTGATGATACAGAGTCATTAATGTTTGTAGCTGTAATATCAATAAATGTATCGTTATTGAGAATATCATCTATTTTTATCTGTGTAAAGCATGTATTATCAGCATACTGTAATGTTAAATTATTACTGTCTATAGCATGTAAAGATAAATCTTCTGTACCTTTATTTTTGTATATACCACAAAGTGTAAATGTAGCATAATCAAAGTCAGCACCACAAACACAAAGAGTAGCACAGCCTGGAATGTTTTGTTCTGTATTACAAATGCAGCAAGCACAAACATTATATATCATACTTTCAGCATTATGCTGCTTACTATTAAATGTAATTGTGTCACTATCATTGTAACAAATGTTGTATACATTTTTAGTATAGCTTTTAATATATGCATCTCTTATAATACAATCACTGTCACATGTGTTAATAACGTTTGGAATTGGCAACAATGTACAGAACTTATAATCACCTTTTAAAGTGATATGCATATATGGTTCTGTTGCAGTTGTATAATTTTCAATGTTAATATCAAATGTTGTACACTGACAGTTTGTTGTATAACCAGCAACTGCACAATTAAAACTAGAGAAGTTACCAAGAGCCATTTTATCTTCTGAGTAGTTTCGTTTATTAATCGTGCTAATTGGACAATTATCACAGTTATATAATTGAGGGCATAAGCATGACTTTTCAATATCATAATATAAGCCATAGTCAAAATCACAAGAACCATAGCATGCACCATGTAAAACTTGCACACAAGGTGTAATATATTTGCCATTACAAATACCATTATCACGAGTCCAGCATGCAGCACTTGTCTGTATACAGTTTTGATTATCAATAAATGACACACATGTTTCTCTTGCACATACACCATCAAGCACTTGTAAATCATGATAAGAATCATGATTTGTTGTAGCAGATACATCTACAAGTCTGTCAACACTTGTAAGAGTTAAAGGCAAATATATCTGTGGATTTAATCCACATGTATTACCCAATTTAGTTGCTTGTGCTGTTTCACTTGATATTGCCCATGGTTCTGCTCCACTCAAGCAATGCATAGTATAAAGTTTAACAAAACAATCTACACAAGAAGATGATATACCAACAGAGAATGATTTACCACCAATACCACCAGCAGTACCACATGTACAAGCACCATTTGTACCAGCTGAACCATTACATGCACTATTATCAGGGCCTAAACCTTCACAATAGAAAGGACTTGTTGCACCATTTATGCCATTAGGGTCTGCACATTCAAACGTAAAAGCTAAATCTGTAACACAGCATCCAGTAAGGTCACAAATGACATAACTACCATTTGTGCCACTACTTGCATAACCATTATAGCCATAGCCACAAACATACCAGTAAGGTCCATCTTGATAAGAGTAGCCACAACCACCAATACCACCAGCAGCACCACCTGCACCACCAGGTACTATAATGTCTAAATCTATCGGACATGCACCACAGCATGCTATATTATAATATTTACCTGTAACACGAATAGAATAACCTGAAGAACCACCACATAAAGTAGAGCAACCATTACAACCTCTTGATGATTGCATAACTAAACAAACACCACATTCAAAGTCACTTAATGAACCTAAGCATGTAGTATCTGTAAATGTTCCATAATAGTCAGGAATAAGATTATCTGTAATACCTTTGCACCAGAAATCTTTACATGTTAAAGCCAAACTTGTTGCCCATGCAGGAATAGCATCTGCTGTACTTGTAATATAAATATAACCATCATTTAAATAAGGTACAAGCTCAACTGCTCTAACTTCTGTATTTTTATCAGGACAACAGCAAAGTAAGAAATTACTAAGACGAATACAATTACAGCATAAGTGAATACCAAAGCAGTTGTTTTGATTTTGTAAGTTAACCATATCATAGTTAACATCTGTACAACAAGCCCAACGATAAACAGACACTTGTGCATATGGAATATTTGCTTCATGTACATCAGATAAAGAAGTACCACAACCACTAGTTGCTGTGTGATAATCTATTGTTTTATGCCAAATATCTCCAATTTCTGTGGCAGCATCTTCTAAAGACATTGTACAAGTCAATGTACCTGTTTCATCAAAGAAGTTTATACACTTAGCTTCTGCATCACAACCCATGTGATATGTGCCTGTATTATAACAAGCAGATGCATCTCCACCATTACCACCATAATTTAATTGTACATTTGGACAAAAGCCAGGAGATATACAGTAACAGCAAGCATTACATAACCAACAAGCAGTTACAGGTTCTACAACTGCTGGGCAACCAGCACAACCACAATTTACTTTAGCATCAATCTTTAATGTAATTTCTGATAAAGCACAATCAGAGCAACAGCAGAAAGCACAACCTGAAGGTGGTAAGTCAATAACAATACAGCTACCTAAACCACCTTCTCCACCTTTACTTCCTTCTGAAATGCCACATGCTAAGAAGTAATCAATAGGTGTGTTTCCTTGTGTCCATGTACATGAGTATTGACTTAGACAATTTGGTGTTGTACAAGTAACAGGTTTTGCAACAAAAATACCTGCAGAACCACCAGCACCACCAGCACCACCTGGAGCAAATATACAATCTGAGCATACACAATTACAGCGATGCTCATCAATATAAGGATAAGAATAGCATACTTCAAAACCTGTGCCTGAGTCACCACCTTTACCAGATGCTCCGATATACAAAGTAACATTATCACTATTGCAGTGTCTTACCCAACATGAATTACAACCATCTTCACCTGCTTGACCGTTTGATGCACAAATAACAATTTTTCCACCAAGAGAAAAATTATAGCATTCTGTAATTTGACAAACAGACGTTGTATAAGAACAAGCAAGCTCAAGTCTACATGTTTGTGTTGTTCCTGCAAAACAGTATAATGAATCTATATCAAACATAGATTCATCAGGATTATCAAGGCATGCTCTATCTACACAGCTGCTATTCTGTAATCCTTTAAACTTAACGTAGCTACTAAACCAACCAGCAACAGGGTAAAGTACAGTAATAGGAGTAATTTGCATATTTGCAAAAAAACAATTTGTATACCAATAAGTATATAGCTTATTACTGTATTGTAATAAAGATTGTGCAACATTATTGTTACAGCAAGTAGCTGTAGAACTTACTTTTATATTAGATAGTATGCAATCAATTAAATTACGAGACCATGTGCTATTATGAACACATTCTATACAAAATGCAGGATGTACAATAAATTGAGGAATTGAGCCAGGAATTGGAGCAAATGGACAAGACTTATCAAACTGACCTGTACTAAATCCTGTTGCATCACTTGTCATTTTAATGACACAACCTACTGTCTGAACTTGCATATTGCTACACATTGTGTCTAGTAATATGCACACATTTGTGTTTACGCTCTGCTGTGTTGGTTCATAGAACAAAGGAATACATATATTAACACATTGTGAATAATTTCCACAAGCAGTACATTGATTTATAGAGCCAATGTACCAGCAGTTACCACTATTAAGCTCATGTTCTTTAGATATTGCATCACAATAATCATAAATGCAGTTGCCATAAACTGTACAATAATACTGACAATACGTCTTACAGCCAGGGTCTGATTGACAAACAACTTCTGGAGCAATACAACAAGTATTATTAGCACCTGTAATTATTTGCTGTGGCACAATTGTTGCAACAATTCCACTTTCAGCTGCGTTTTCACCTGCCCAAAATATGTCGTCTCCAAAAAATCTTAAAAGATATATTGTTTGTGCTGACCAAACAGGAACTGCACCATATAAACATTCTGCATAAGTATTATTACATGTTTTTGTAACATCACAGCTTTCATAAGGACATGTTGTTGATAAACAAATATAACCTGCTGCAACCAATGGAACTTGACATGACTCTCCATTTTGAAGAACAGTAGCAGTTGTATTTTTACCGATTGTACTATTATTAATACATAAACAATGACAAAGGTCAATGTCCATATAGTATTTATCTGTTATTGTTGTAAGATTATCTGAAACATTTATGTCAATATTACCTGATACTTCTACTGCACAGACTTGATTTTTGCTGTTCATACATGTACAAGCTGTTGCAATATTAATATCACTAGATGTTACTTCTACAGAAGCACCAGAAGGATAATTATTAAACTCAAGAGTAATGATGTTATTATCTCCATATGTAATCTTATTACCTTCCATTTGCATTTCATGCTCTTCTGTTCCAATATAGAAAGAAAGACCATAGTTAAGTAAAAAATTATCAACAAAAGAAGCATCTTTGTCATAAACTGTATATGTATATACATATCTCCTTTGGTCAAATGAAATAACATTCTGAAGGTCTGGGTTCCCATCACCATCAAAATCTATGTCTACTGGGTCAACGCCAATCCATGCAGCAGTGTTACCTACTTTAGGGTCTCCAGAACCATCTAAAGCATCAGACATATCAATATAAAATTCATAGTTTGTTCCAAAATCATGTGTTTTACCTGACACATGCACAAGTGTTAAATTACCATACTCATCTTGATACCATTCTGCTTTTGGCTCTGTTTTTGAAGCATAAGCTAAAACTTTAGTTAATGGATAATAAACAAAATTAACAGCATCACCATTGTCATTGTCTGATTGAATAACATATGCTGTAGATACATAAGTATGCCGTTTTTCTACTTGCATATCAGGCATAATGCTTAAAGAATCATGCAATGCATCAGGACTATTTAAGTCATAGTCATAGCCATAAATACCACAAAACCAACCGTTTTTCTCAAAACGAATACTTGTTGGTAAATAGCCTCCTTGTAATACTTGGCGATTGAATATAAATGCAGGGTCATTTATATTTCTAAGCATATCTGTCATATTGCTGTCAATAACAGAGTCTAAAGGTATATTAACTGTTTGCCATTCTTTATCCATATCAAATATTATATATTCAACACATTGTTTTGTAAATTAGAAAATATAACTTGCTTTCATATCTTCTAAAATATGAGTGTCAAAGTTCTGTTGCATTTCAAAAATAAAATTCATTATAGAATTTATAAAAACTACATTATAATGCTGTAGTAAGTCTTCTACAGGCATATTTAAGTCTATATTGTTATTTAATAAAACATAAAAGCTATCTTTAATATCAGGTCTTGGATAATCAAAAACAACTAAATCAAATTTTCTTCCGTATAAACTTGGAATATCACCATAATAAATAAAGTCAGTGTCTCGCTTTTTACTACTGTCAAGCAAAGCATAGTACTGCTTATACCAGTTTATTTCATTATAAATAGAAGATTGTAATTTTAAGCTTTTACAAGCAGGTATTATTTTAAGAACGTCATCTGTTCTATACTGCCATAGTGCTTCAAATTGTGTTAAAATCATAAGAGCAAAAGGTTTCCATTTTAATGTCCATTGTAAATAATGCAAATCTTTTTCATTATTGTCAAGCAAACAGTTTCTATAAAAATCTTTATGTAAATAAAGTTCAAGCTCTTTTGATTTTATAAACGTTTCTTTTTTACTAATCTGACCATTACTTATTCTATAATAAAGAAAAGCAGTATCATTAAATGAAACAAGCCATTTTTTCTGCTTAAATATTTCACACCAGAAGTAGCTATCTTCACCACCAAAAGCAAGGTCTTCTCTTAAACCACCAATTTCTTTCCATACTTCTTTATGTAAAAGTCCTGTAAGATTAAAACAAGCAGCAGAAAAAGGCCTTTTATGAAAACCTTTATAACTAGCATTAGAAATAAACTTACCATGTTCATCAACACATTTTGTTGCACACCCTACAACAGATGCTTTATTATAATACATAGAGTCTAAAAATGTAGGACAAAGTAAATCATCAGCATCTAAAAATACAAAATAATCTGTTTTACATAAGTCTACTAATTTATTTCTTGCTTGTGACGGATTTAATCTTTCTGATTTTATAACTGTGATGTCATCTCTAGATACAGAATTATCCATATCAAGTACAATGATTTCATAAGGCTTTAATGTCTGATTTTTAGCAGAGTCAATAGCATGATTAACATATTCTTTTTTGCCAAAAGAAGGAATTAAAACAGTAATGTCTTTACTTTTTTCTTTTACTTTTATGCCTGGTTCTGGTGAAATAAGGCTCATTATATATGAATGCAATTGAAAACAATCAATTGCATTCATATTAAAAAATTCAGGTACAAACTCTTTTGTGTCATTATACTGCCAATCAGAACCTGTCCAAGTGGCAGTTTTAGATACAAAAGGTGCTGGCTTTGTGTCAATAGTTTTGTTATAACCTATAATATTGCCTTTATCATTTATTAATAACATTATAATAAAATATCAAGCCACCGTGGAAGTGGAAGTCCTTTTGCATAAAGAATAAAAGCAATTACCTTACAAACTATCATTATTATAAGTGCTATTATCATACCAAGAAGTATCTTCAAGTACAGCTTTAGCTTCGTCTCTAATTTTGTAATAGTTTTGTATGAGTCTTGTAACTCCTTGTTGATAGTCGTCAAAGAGTTTGATAATGTAGTCGATGTCTCCTTCCATTCCTTGACTTCTATCTTTGAGTCTTCCAAGTTCTTCTGCAGCTGTTCCAAGAGCAGTGTCATATTGCTGGATTGTACTTTCAAGTCTATCAATTTTTCTTTGATAGTCGATGATTGTGTTGTCAACTGCTCTTCTAGAGACACATCCTGTGCATAAAAACAAGAAAAATATAACATAAAAACTGAGTATAATACTACGTTTTTCCACATTTATACCTCCTTACGACTTGTAAATTTGTCAAGCATCAGGTTAAGGTCAATAGTACCAGCTCCTGCTGCATAAATAAAGCAACTAATATAAATGATTTCTGAAATTGTTATGTTCGGAAACACACCAGTCCATTTAAGAATTGCCATTGCTACTGCAAAAACAGGCGCTACAATCTTAAATACTTTGCTTATATCTTTAGCGTGAAGTTCCATATTGCCTCCTTAAGAAAATAAGACGCTTTATAATTTTCTCAACTTCTTTATATATAAAATCTTTACACTCATCAGACCTAAACTCTTCTCTAACAACAAGTGTCTGTGTTATGTTCCATATTTTTTCCTGTTTTATAGAGATATATTCAGGTGAGTCTTTAATGTGATTAAATATAATCCATTGTAATATTTCATCAAATAATTTTTCTAATATATACTTTGTTCTCCATTCATTAACATTATTAACACGATTAAATATTTCTGCAGAAGCAAGGCTTTCAATTTCAAGCTCTGTCCATTCTACTTGCTGACGAATGATTGCTCTTTCATTTTCAGAAGCACCTATAGTAAGCTTTTCTGTGTGCCATTTAAATACACCTTTGTTACTAAGATATGCTAAAAGTAATATAATTATTACTAAAAAGAATAGTACTGTTGCTGAGTTATCACTAAGTAGTATTTTTTCTATTGCTTGCCACATAATAGTCTCCTTAATATCTGAATAAGCAAGCCAATAAATGATGATTGCTTAGGCTCTTCTTTTTTAATTATAACAGGTTCTGGTTTTGCCATTTCTTTTTCTATATCTTGTTTAAACTTTTCAAAAAGTTCTGGTTTATCTGTCCATAATTTTGGACAATCTTTCCAACCAACAACTGCATGATGTGTTGTAATATCTTGAACAGTTAAATTAAACTTTTCAATTAAATCTTTGCATAATTCTATAGCAGAGTTGTATGTTTCTGCAGAAAAATGACCTTCTTTATCTAAAGGACATAATTCTATACCAATAGAAACAAAATTTGGTGTTCTGTTTTCTGTAGTATAGTATATTCCAAAAATCTGTCTTGCATAATCTGTGTATATTTTTTTACTTTCAGGGTCTATTTGATTAGAACCACAGTGATAAGCTATCTCATCATCAGGAATTGCATGAATAATAGAACCATCTTGGTCTATTATATAATGTGCAGAACCATAACCATCAGAGCCACATTTACGTTGCTCAAAATAATCTCTATTTGCTTTAGCAGATGCTCTTGGATTAGCTGTCCAATGCATAACAATTGCAAGAATTGACTTAAGCTTTTTACCAGGACGAGACCAATTGTTAATTGTAAGAAAATCTTCTGTTATTTTCATTGCTATTCCTTAAGAAGGCCTGTGATTAACACAAGCTAATCACAGGCCAGAGGCAAAATAATGAAAGAAAATCGTAAAACTTACGCTTCTTTTACAAACAATTTGCAAACAGCAAGAGCTGCTGTTCCAACAATTGGAATTGCTGCATTAATGGCAACTGCAGCAGGCGGGTTAATGAATGTAATTACTGCTACACCAATTGCTTCTACACCAGTAACAATACCATTAATAAGATTATAAACTTTCTTAGACATAATGTCCTCCTTATAAAGTTATTTCTCCTGTGCGTATTGCATCTACAAACGCATCAATAAAGAACTGTGTTAATGTATCAGGGATTTCTACCCCCAAAGCTGAAAACTTAACCAGATATGTAGCAGCTACAATTTTTAGCTGATTTTTATCTACATAATAAGGTAAAGTATCAAAAGATATAACACCTTTTATAATTGCTAAAACAAGTCTAGCTGTTTGAAGCTGTATATAATCAGGCGCATTTGGCTCATCGCCATTATCATCAGAACCTAATGGGTCATTAAGATGAACTGGCTTAAGGTCAATATTACAGTTTTTAATAAGCTTTAATATAGCTGACCAATCAACAAGACCTTTATCACCAACACCACCAGAAGCTAAATGCTCTACATACATTGTAAGAATGTCTCTATCAAAACGAGCAAGTGATTGTAACTGCGCTTGGAAAGTACTGTCACGAGTTTGGTCTAAAGCAATAACAGCAGCTGCTGACCTCATGTTTTCCATATCAAATGATGCTGATTGGATTCCTGCAAGCTCATACATTTCTGATTTTCTTTCTGCTATCTGTGCTGAAAGTTCAGAGTCTAGTGGTGTAGGATTTATTACAGTCATTAAACCTTCTACAGGTCTTGATGAATCTACATAAAGAGCCTCTCCAGAACCATTAGATATAGCTTTCATTGCAATGTCTACATCAGAATTAAACACAGGAACTGGTCCTTTATACATTCTGATTAATTGCTGTATTTTTGCATTTATTTTGTTAATTTCTCTCTGAATAGGATAAAGTAAATCAAATAAGCTTGTAGTAGTAACACGAGTAAAACCTGTGTCCCATTGGAATGTAGATACTAAAACTCTGTCATAGTTATATTCTCTTTCTGGTAAAGCAGTTCCTGATATAACAACTACAACTTTATGAAGAACAATATCAAAATACATCTTAAAGTCACAGCATGATTTGCCTGAACATTGCTCTAATACTTTTTTTCTAGTCTCTTCATCACAATCAACAAGATAATTAGGAAGTTCTGCAACAGGAAAAGCATAATCTCTATAAAGCATATGTGAAATATGCCCTTTATTAAACTCTGACTCATATATGCCAATTTCAAAATCATTTGCTTTTATAAGCTGTCCTGTATAAGGGTCAACAAATACATGAGAATATCCTAAAATTGATGCATCATGAAAAACTTCTGTATTTTTTCTGTTGAAGTCATCATTACGAAGAAGCTTTCTGATAATTCTTTCTGCTTCATCTTTATATACAACATACTCTAATGTTGGCTCTTCTTGCATAATCTTTGGCTGAAATGAAATTGTACCAAGACGGCTTGTAAGCTGGTCAGTTACCTGCTTTAAATAGTTACTGCTTGTTCCAGTACCTGTATCGTTTCTTTCTTGGTCCATATATGTAAATGGTGGAACATTATAGCTGCTACGACTCCAACCACTACTACGTAATGACGGGAACATCTTATTATAGAAAGCACAGACTTTTAAAAACTCTCTGCCATATTTACTTTCAATAATAGAATTAAGCCTAGAAAAATCAGACTGTATGTCTTCTGGTATCTGCCATTTATCAGATTTTTCGCCAGGATACATACTAGGCATAGATTGTCCTGTAACTTTTGAGTATCCATAATTAAATCTAGCTGGTACTAAATCACTCATTTACTATGCCTCCTGATAAAATCATTAACAGCTTGTGTGTCATCAAGTTTATTAAGAATATCATTATCATCTGGACTAATATCCATAACGTCTCTATCAATACTACGAATATGAAGCTCTTGCCTTGCAGGTGAAACAAGTGTAATTTCTAAAGGACTATTAGTCAGTTTAGCTGCTTTTGCTACTACATGACAAAGAAAATCTACTGACCAATTAAGCTTACTCAAGTTTCTCATTGCTTTTTTAGCAAGAGCGTGCTCATGATGAATATCAATAAGCTTCCTGAAAAGAGTTGGCTCTTTTTCTTTTATTACCTTACTCTTCTTTGTTTTCATTAATACTTCCTTAAAATAGAACTTAAAATATGATTTATTGTGGCTTTATTTGTTCTACTTTTGTTTATATTATCTGCAAGGTTTATTACAAAGTTTTTCATATCTTCATCTGACAAAATAAGACTATCAGTATTATTGTCTTTAACTGCTTTCTTTTTTCTTACTTTAAAATGTGGCATATTATCAAAAGAACCTGTATCTTCTGGTTTTTTTGCTGCTTCATCTTCTTCTATTGTAGCGTTTGTATCTTGATTAATGTAATTATCTATAATGTCTTTTTTATTTTTTGAATATTTACCTTCTGTATCAAAAGGTAAAGAATCTAAAGCTGGAGCATTTTCAGTAATACCATTAATCATATTACACCATGCTTGTGCAATGTCTTCTGACTTTGTAAAATTATTTAACAGTTTATTGTGATCTTTGCCTTTACAAATTGAAATAAGCATAGGCAATTCATCACTTGGAGATAATACACCATTGTCATCAACATTCATTTTTGTTTGAACACCAATAAACTCATTTGGATTATTTTGTGCAGTGCCATACTGACGAATAAGTATACTATTTCCATCAATAATACCAGAAAGTGTTGGAGCTGAAAGTGTTTGATAATTTATACCACCATTAGCTGCACCATATTTTGCTACGTTTTCTTTATACTTTCTTTCTTTATCAAGAGCTTTACTTCTTTTATAAGCTGCTTCTGAAAAATTACTTGACACTGACATATTATTCCTCCTAACCTATAACATTATACATTGCATATCTTAAAGCAGGTAACAAGTCTGGGTGATATACTGTATCATCTACTTCTGGATAAACTTCTCCATTAATACCACGACGCATTACAGTAGAATATATCTCATGCTCAACTTTTCCACCAGCAGGAACTAATAAGTTACCTGTTCTAAAAGTGTCTCTAAGTTTGTCAAACATCATTACTTTATCTGTTTTATGTGCATTTTGAATATTAAGTCTGATTTCTGGGTGGTCTTTAAGACGAATGTTAACATTAAAATCATCTGTCAAATGTTGATTATTATCATCAGCATCCCATAAAATACGCTTATTAGCTTCTTTTGCATCAAGACTTGGGAAGAAGTCTAATGCTAAACCCCAAGCATAAATTATCTGGCTACGCAAATATTCTAACTGTGATACAGTTCTATCTTTAATATCTAAACGATTAAACTTATCTTCATGGAAAACATAACCACGTTTTTCAGAGTCAGACCAAGCAATGCCAACAAGTGTATCATTATCAGACACACCATAATCAATACCAAAAAGAACTCTATCAACATGTATATCAGGCATTGTACCATGAGGGTCATATGTATGTACCTCTGGATAAAGAAGTAAATCTTCATCATAAGCCCATTCACCATTATATTCACGCCTTGCATATGAACTATCCCAAGTTAAACCTTTTTCTGCAAGTTTTCCTTCAATATATTTCTTTCTGTCTTCTAATGATACAGGATGCGGGTTATCTCTCCATGTCCAGAAGAACTTGTCAACGTTCCAATTTTTCCATGCATACTCTCCAAACGTTCCTTTAATACTAGGAGGGGTTCCAGCACATATAAACTTATAATCATCAGCATAGTCAAGCTGCATAGGTTCAAGTACTTCTCTTTGAAGATACTCAAGCAAGTCTGATTTTAAGTGGAAGAACTCATCAATTACAATAATCTTAGCTGCATGACCACGTATCTGGTCAGGGTCTTTTGTATTTGACAAACCTCTTACTAAAAGTTCAGAACCATTATCAAGCTTTTTCCAATTAAGTCTTTTTCCTTTTTTATCTCGTAAATCACAATGGTCAATTATCTGCTGCATCTTCTCATCAACTAACTGCTCGGTAAGCTCCATTGTCTCACCAATATAGATGCAGACAGTTCGTGGCTTTCTTAAAAGCTCAATAAGACAAATTGCAACAAGTAACTCTGTCTTACCAGCACGACGAGAACAACAAATAAGCTTTGTACCATTTCCACTATTAAGTACATCCATCTGCTTACCAAATAACATATGAATAATCTGATAAACAGCAAATGCATAGTCTCTATCAAGGTCAGTAGCAGGTTTTGCTGCTGGTGGCCCTTCGAGGCGGTCTATCATATATAACATAGACCGTGTGTCTCCTTTTTTAACTGCTCTATTATAGAGCATTCTCAAAAGAAAATCTCTCTTTAATTCTCCTTTATATGGACTTGTAAAAACATACTCTTTTACCTGCTCAAGCTCTTTTTGAGCATACTCAACTCTGTCATGAATTAAAGCTGTCATGTTCTTGTTTACAGCAATAAGGTCACCATCAGAAGTACGTAAGCCTCCTTCCATAGCAGCAGATGCTTGTACTTGAAGCCATTGAGCAAGTGCTGATTCTGCTTGTCTAATTGCTGTATCAGGAAACTGTTTACAAAAGTTTTCAAGAGAAAAACCTGCTTTATAAGCATATTCTAAAACAGAGTCAATCTTTTTCTCTATTTTTTTCTTTTTAACATCTACTAAAGTATCATTTGCTTCTGTCTCAAGTAACTCTTCTAGTTTACTTGTCATAGGAGCTGATTGTGATGTTACGACAGTTTCTGCTACTTCTTGGTCCATACTAACCTACTATTTCTATATACGGAGTTGACTGTAAGATTTGTCTTAAGTCTGCCTCTTTATCAACAGGCACTTTTATTGTAATTCGTGTAAATGCTTTTGGTGCTGTAAATGTCCGTTTCTTCAGTCTAGGTCTTGCTGCTATAACACAAGGTGCTACATACTCAGGGATTGTTGCAGTAAACTCTACAATCCCTTTCTTGTCAATTCTTCCATAGCTTGACGTAATCTGTAACAAACTCTTTCTGGCATCTTCTTCTGTAGCTGCTTCAATATAAATACAAGGCAGTTCTTGTGTCATGATGTCCATATCTTTTAATGACATCCTTACCAAAGCTTCCAGACGTCCGTGACCATCTAACAGATAGTCTTTATCTTCATGATGCCATACTGCAAAAGGCATCATCATACCATCATGCTCAAGACTATTAATTAATGCATCAATGTCTTCTTTTTTCCTTTTCTTAAGATGACCTTGAAAAGGCACAAGCTTCTGGAGCAAGATAGTTGCTTCGGTTTTACAATTAACTTTTAACATTTGCCACCTCTATTAAATTATTTTAATTTATAAATAGCATTTTGTAAATAGCAGGTTTTGTAAATAGCAGGTTTTTGTAGTTTTAAAAATAGTAATTTTGTAAATAGCAGGTTTTTGTAGTTTTAAAAATAGTAATTTTGTACAGTTTTTTGATTTATGATATATCTTGTTACTTTCATGAAATTAGCACTGGGTAGTAAGAGTTTTAGTCACTTCTAGAAATTTTTTTCTCATTTCAAACTAAAATTTAACCATTCAAGTAAAATATTCATAACAGTAAGCAAATACGTATATCTTAATTAATTAAAACTTTGCTTTTGCATGCTTTTATATGACACTTTTTATTGCTTTGTCATGAAAGTATATCTCTTACTTTCATAAAATAGCACTACTATTTTTTTGTAAAAATATAACAATTGTATCTTTGTAATAATGAAAATATTACTTTTTACAAAGAGGTTTTTAAATGGTTTTTCTTAACAAAAAATTTTTGAGCATTATTCTTGTTTTACTTTTTACGCTTTTTTGCAACTTGAGGTTTTGAGGCTGTTTTTGTGAAGAAAAAATCTTTGAGCGTGGAAATGTAAAATTCATTCAACAAAAAAATAACATATTATAATGAACATGTAATTAAAAATTAATCAATCAACTTAATTTTTAATTATTGCTGATAAAAGGGAAGGAAAAACATTAAAAAGATTTGAAAGTCTTTTTAATAGAGATACTACAAGTCTCTAGTAAAGGATTTTGAAACTTTTTAAGAAGTCTTTTTGTGTGAGGAAATTAGAGTCATACTATATTATACAAGTATAATGAGCAAGTATAATGAGCAAGTATAATGAGCAAGTATAATGAGCAAGTATAATGAGCAAGTATATGTATAGTATACAGCTAGTCCCCTTGCATAAAAGGGCTTGTATAAGCTCTTAATATTACACAAGACTTACCACAAGGATATTGTCCAAGGTAGTCTTTATAGGAGGCCAATTATGGCAAACAAAAAAGTAAACACAGTTGTTGAACAGGCAATGGTAGATGGACCAAAATTCAAAATCCCAGAAGAGTACAAGAAAGTGCTCTACAGAGATTGGCCAGATGCTCTTAAAAAAGAGTATCAAGCTTACAGAAAAGCAAGATATGAAAAAGCAGCAGCAGAAAAAGAAGAATTGTGGAGTAAACTTCTTTCAATGCTTGATGGTGAAGCTTTAGACCTTGCTCTTCAGATTAAGAATGATCTGAAGAAAAGAGCAAGTGCCCTTTCTGCAATTTTTGGTACAACAGATGTTCTTGTAGGTGATTCTGTTCCATTTAATATGGACCTACTTGGAAAAGTAAAAACAGTAAATGACAAAGGTAACGTTACTCTTGAAATTACTGACAATAAGATTGTTGTAGCAGCAATTAATACAACAGAATAGAGCATTTACAATGAAAGCACTTATCGTTATAGATGATGAGTGCTTTTTTGTAAGTGTTTTAATAACACTTAAAGTGAGGTTAATATGAATAGCTATGTTGCTATGTGTAAGAAGCACGAAAAAGAGTATTGTAATTATGAGACTCATATCATTATTATAGATGATGATAACATTAAATGGGATTTTGGGACTTTTGAACAGCTTCAAAAGTCGTATAACTCTAAAAATGCAACAATTCAGGCAATCAAAGCTTTATGTTTATTGGTTCGTTCTAGACAGCTAGACCCTGCTACCTTGCCATTTGCAAAAATGGTAATGTAATATGGGTATCTATATTCTTATAGGATGTGTTATGCTTTTAACAATCATTTTGTGCTCTATGATGAGATGACACTTTCTTTTGTATTGGAGGTGAAATATGTGTAGAATATTTACTTTGCTCTTTACTACAATGATAAGTGCTTTGTAAAAAGCAAGAGCTTATGAGGTACTTTCAAATGACAAACATAAAAACAGAAGATGATTATACCAAACAAGAAAAAACTATATATCTAAACGCAACAGCAGCACTTGCAGCTGCTGTTATTAGACAATGGAGACTTGATGGGTGTCCGGACTCATCAAAAAAAGAAATTGAAATGTGGCAGACTATTTATAATGAAGCTGTTACATTAAAAAAAGAAAAGAAGGATACATATGACATTAACATTTCAAGAAATTAAAAACTCTTATGAAAATAGTGACTTGCATATTCATGTCACAAAATTACCTGTGCCAATTATATTAAGAAAAACTGAATTTCACTTTCTGTATGTAGATTATTTGTGGCCAGACCCAGACCAAGATTATGCTCAGTTTGATTTTGCATATGTTGCAGAGCTCAATGAAGAGAATGCAATGTCTAGTGCTAATATTATAAGTAAAGGCTTCTTTATCAGTAAGCCAGGTGCTGATGCTTTTGTTGGTTTAAATGACATGACGAATAGTGAAAAAACAGCAGATATTCTTTTTGAATTACCACAGCGTGTCATGGCTAACTTTTTTACAAAGGATGGTATTTTAATATCAACAGTTCCTGTCTTGAATCTGCTTAAGTATTATTTGTGTTATACATGTGGTTTAAACAGATATGCAATTTGTGAATATTCACATCTTGCTTTTAATAGCTCAACGATGAATTTTGCATATAGTAGAGAAAAGCATCAAAACATATATGTATATAATGACTTTGCATGTATACCTATACATACTAAAGATGAAATAGCTTATAATCATAAGTATGCTAATTATGTTATTGATGATTGTGACACTATTTGTGATATAAAAGGTCGTAAACAATTTGTACTTAAAGAGTCAGTTCACATATGTCCTGATTGTAACAGAAAATATGTTTACATAGATGGTTATAAAAAGAAATGTTATCACTGCTATTGTATTACAGCAGATACTAATGAATTAATTCTTAAAGTTGATGCTTATCATGATGTTGATAATGATAAGTATTACAAAACAAAACCTGTAGAAAAAATATGTCCTTGCTGTGGAAATACTTATATAGAAGAAGGACACACATACATGAAAGATACTGTAAATATAACTATCTGTAAATACTGTAATTCTAAACTTGACAGAAACCTTGATTATAATCAACAATACTATAAAGGTATTACTGGTATTATTTCTGGTTATCATTCTAATGATACAAAGCAGCATTTATATGGTTTATTAAAAGACCAGTCTGCTAAAGACTTTAAAGACTTTAAAGGCTTTGGCTTTGAACTTGAAGTTGATAAGTCAGATACTATTGATGGTGGTTATAAAAGTTTGTACAACAATCTTGTAGCACATGCTATTATTAATAACACAGGTCTTGAAAAAGATGAAGTCTTATTTGAAACAGATAGTTCATTAGACAATGGCTTTGAAATTATTTCTCAGCCACATACAATTGCTGCATTCTACGAAAAAACAGACAGCTGGAAAATGATGCTTGATATTTTAAGTGACGCTACATTTAAAAGTCATAATGCAGGTACTTGTGGACTTCATATACATGTGTCTAAAACATGGTTTGGCTCTTCAGAAAGACAACAGAATTTTCATATTGGTAAAATCTATAAGTTCTTTGATGCTTATTGGACTGACTTACTTAAAGCAAGTCGTAGAGATACAAGTAGCACTTACTATTGTGACAAAAATAAAACTAGCATAAAGTTCCGAGAAGAAAATAGAAGACACAAGACTGAGAGCCGCGCTTGGCAAGCACAAGCAAAGTATGACCATGATACAAGACATGACAATGATAGTCACCATCGTGCTTTAAACAATTCAAACTATGGTACATTTGAAATAAGACTTGGTCGTGGTACATTAAATAAAGCATCATTTTTTGCATGGATAGATTTAGTTCTTACTATAGTAAAGAACAGTTCTAAAGGATGTAATAAACTTATATCTGCTAGAGACTGGCTTGATGGTATTAAGCCATCAACTGCTATGTACTTGCTAAATAGAAAAAGCTTTTCAGATGCTATTAAAATTCTGCATAATGATGTATATGAATTATACAACAATCATACAGATTCACAGGATTAATAAGGAGTAAAGCATGTGTGTAATTTGTGTTAAATCAACAGATACTTTGTTTCCATCAAAAGAAACACTACAGAATTGTTTCTTTAATAATGATGATGGTGCTGGTTTTATGTACACTTTTCAAGATAAAGTACATATACAAAAAGGTCTTATGACATTTGAGTCGTTCTGGAATTGTTTAGAGCAAGCAAGACAGAAGACAGGAGATAACGTTCCTTATATAATGCACTTTCGTATCTCTACTCAGGGCTATTATAAAGAGTGCACTCATCCATTTCCTTTAAGCAGTAAAATGGAACACCTTAAGAAACTTAAAGGTACTTGTTCAATTGGTGTTGCTCATAATGGTGTTATTAGATTGACAAGTGATGGTGCAAAAAATTATTCTGATACAATGAAGTTTATTACAGACTATCTGTATTGTATTGTTGATGGTGATAAACAATGGTATAAGAATAATAACAAACTAAAGCTTGTAGAACGGCTTACTGAAAATAGTCGTCTTGCAATTCTTGATGCTAAAGGTCATATTATTACTATAGGTAAAGGCTGGATAAAAGATAAAGATGGTTGTATGTATAGTAATAATAGTTACAGTTATAAAAAGCAGCAGGTAACTACTACATACTCATATTCTCCTTTGTATCAGAATGATTATTATGACTATGATGTTAACTACTCAAGCAGTAAAAGCAGCTATGCTTTGTGGTTTAAAAAGAATAAAAATACAACTGAAGTAACGCCTAAACATAAATGGTCTACATACAAGAATTCTGATGGTGTTACATATACATTCAGTCACTTTTACTGTCCTTATACAGAAGAAGATAATGATACTTATTGTACATGCTGTACATCAAAAACAACTTGTTCATATGTTAAAGCATTAATGTGTGACAAAGCATAGAGGTTTGTATGAATAAAGAGTATATGCTTAAAGAATTAAAAGCAAGACTGAAAGAACTAAAAGAAAAACGTGTACATGTTATGACAAATGATATGTATACAAACAAAACAGTCAACACGTTAGTCAGTGAAATTGACAGACAGATTAGCATAATACGTTTAATTATACATTTTGTTAATGAGTTGCCTGATAGTTTTAATTTGTCTAATGTAGATTACATAAAAGCATTTGACAGGTTAACAACTAGACGACAATATAATATGAGTGATAAAGCAAGACTTGCAAGGAGGAAACATGTAAAGAGTTAAGTGTTATGTCATGCTCTAGAGCATGACATTTACTCTAGAGCATGACATTTATAGTAGCAGGTATGTCAAGAGTTAAGATATATATTGTTACTGTTATAAATATTTTACTTGAATGGTTAAATTTTAGTTTAAAATGAGAAAAATTATTTTAAAATTATATATTTTACACTCATTAAAGTAAAATATTTATGAAAGTAAGCACACAGCAAATCATTTATTCTTATTTATGTACTGCTTATGATGTAATTTAATTAAAATTATTTGTTTTATTATTGGAGGTGTATAATGAATTATACATATAATGCTGATACATATCAGAAGCAAAAAGAGCAACGTGCTAGAAAGAAACAAGAGCATGCTTATGCTGCTAAAGTATTAAAGCAATATCTTATTGACCATAATATATGGAATGATATTCCTTTATTATGTCAAAAGTTTTTAGAAGATATGAGCACTTTATCTAGACAGTTTATACAATCTAGAACAGCTGTTTTATTGTTTGTTACATTAAAACCGGGTTCTAGTGTGACACTTAAAAATGCTATTACAAAGACAGGTAAAGGTTTAGCTGCCATTAATAAAATAATGGCAGATTTACAAAATCGTGGTTATAAAATAAACTATATAGAAGATGAACAAGACAAAATGAATAGTCGTTTTGTTATTGAGTCATGTCCGGAGGATTAGATGTATAAATCAGAGAATGCTTTTTCTAAAGTACTAAGTTTAAAGCTTAAACTTCTTGGTTATTCTGTAACAAGAATTGAAACAGGTTTGACATGCCAGGGTGTTCCTGATATGTTTGTACAGGGAAATGGCACTGACTTCTGGCTTGAATTAAAAAATGAAAAGAAACTTACATTAGAAACAACAAAATTAAAAGTACATTGGAGACCAGGCCAGCAGCCATGGGCTTACACATACTATATGCAACATCATAAAAATAAGTACACATTTACTGCAATAGCAGGAGACAATTGTTTCGTTCTTGTAAGTATGAAAAAGGTTTTCACAGATAATGTTGTAATGCTTAATGATAAATGTGTATTTAAATGCAAAAGTCTTACCGAATTAATGGAAACATTATTCAAGGAGGTTAACTATGCCAAGTAATTCTATGTGGTATGGAGAGACAAGAGAATATACTCCATCAGAACTAAACTTCATGGTATCAGCAGTTGCAAATTGTCAGAAATGTCAGGAGCTAGGTATGTGTCAGCCAGGAGCTTGCTGTATTCAATGTAATTATGGTGCTGCAATGCAAGCAACTGAATCATTAGACGCTCTTACTAAGAGTAGAGTATATGATAAAGCAGATACATTAAATATAATAAGACAAGTGTCAACTACATATCAGCTTAAAAAAGAAAAAGATGAAAAGAGAAAATTAATCTTTGGTTATATTTTCCTTGCTCTTTTAACTTTACTTGTGTTTATGATACCTGTTTTTGAAAGACTTTCTTGTCATGATACACTTCCTAAAAGACCATACACAGATGTGTCATATAACTGGAAAGAGAATGTTCAAAAAGTAATGGACAAGATAAATTCAGATGGTGTATATGACTGCTATATTGATGGCTGTATAGATTGTAAAGATTACTCTTATACATTCTTGATTTACTGGTACAATGTATTTAACTTTGATACAGGCACATGTGTTCTTGTACAGAACTCTAACTATCAGACAGACTTTCATCATTTGTTTATTGCTGTATGGACAGGTGACAGGTGGAAATGTATTGAGCCTCAAGCTTATTACTTAAAAGACTGGTCAATAGAAAATTTCTGGGGTAATAAATATAATGCAATGTATAACAATTGGTCTTATACATACAGTTATATTACAAGTTCTAGATTTAGTTTTGATTTTGAAAAGCAGCTTGCTATAAAAGCAGGTTACAGATAGGAGGTTTATATGAATAATAATAATAATAATAATAATAATAATAATATTATTCCTGATGTGTTTAAAGCACCTTTAGCATTTACTGCTTTAGAGATACCTTACATGATACAACAGCATATTAGAGAAAAAGAACAGCATGAAACAAATATTGAGATGATGAAGCTTGAAGCTCAGTTAAGAGAGCAGACAAATAATAATTTATGGAGTTGGTAATATGAGTTATCATATATAGACTTATACATTAATTTTATTCGATTAAGGAGTTATAATGACAATGCAGATTAAACAACTAAGTACAGGAAAGCTCATTGAGTATGAAGTATTAGTTGTCAATGGTAAAGGAATTCCTTTAGTTATTAAAGATACTAAAGGAAATAAATATGATGTAACAATTTTACAAGGACAAGAAGCATATGAACAATCAAGACGATAAACTTTTATTTACCCCTGTAAAAACAGATGCTAATAAAGTTGGCATATTGATTGGCATATATACAAATGGTTATGACACAACAGCAGGTATAACTAAAACAATAGAAGAGTCTTTTGAGAAATGTTTATTCCTAAAAGAGTATTGTCTGTATTTGCCTGTTTGTTGGTATAAGCAAGACTGGTTATTTCCTGATAATAAAATAGGAAAGTTAAAAGTAGACTATGATGATGAAGAGCGTCCATATGTTCGTGTAGAAGATAATACTCATTGGGATTATGTACAGGAGGTATAGTATGGACAATAGCAGAGCTATTATGGACAATTGGATTAAGCTTGCTGCTGCTATTTATAATAGTGGTTACAAAGAACATGATACAGAATTTATTGAAGGGCATTATAAATGGTGGCATGATGCATTAAAAAATGCAGTCATGGAATATAATAAAATAAGAAGTCAACAGACAAGGAATAATATAATATAATGGAAGAAAACGAACATAAAAGAACAACAACAAATGTTTCAATGAAAGATATATTAGCAGAGATTGAAAAAGGTCCTGATTACATGAAAAAAGTTGTAGATGACTTTAAAAAAGATTGTGAAACGTTGATATGTAGTATGGCAGACCTTTACAAAGAGCATATTATTGTCAATAACTTTTGTAATGTGTCGTTTAAATTTGAATTATATGGCTTTGATAGCTTACTTATGAAGGCAGAAGTTGGTACTAATTGTAAAAGAAACAATGATGAAGATACATATACTAGTGTTGCAGATATGTTGTTGGAGACTTTAAAAAATGCTGAAACCGAAGACAATATTGATTAATACATTATTAGTAATACTTATACTTTGCTTTTTATTTGTGCTTCTTATCTTAATTAATTATTATGATGCATCACAATACAAAGCAATAGCTGCATCAAATGAAAGTAAAGCTGCTGAATACAGAATGCAAGCAGCTGAATATAACAAGCATGTTGCAGAAATGCAATATAAATTTGCAGAAGCAAAGCTTAATGTTTTTATAAAAACTTATTCTAAGGAGGAATAATATGAAGAAGTTTTTAATTTTATTTTCTGTTTTGTTTATGCTTATTAGTTGTCAACAGCCAAATGTGTCAAGTCCAAATGTGCCAAGTCCAAGTGTAAATACAGAAGAGCAGCAGCTCAATCAGTTACTGTCATCTGGTGTTATGAGTACATTTTGTATTAATACTGTAATTCAGCATTATACAGTTACAGGTACTATACAAATATTTCTATCAGAAGAAGCAAAAGATACTCTTATTTTTGACTATACTGCTACAGGTTGTTTATCTAATAGACATATTACTGTAGGAGGAGCTTGTCTTACATATGATTATGAAAAACGATATGACACACTAGAAGAAGCAGCTGCTTTTGACAGTAGCCCAGAAGCAATAAGACGAATGTTTATTATACCACAATACTGGAGTATAAGACATGACTGACAAGTGCTTTATTAAATAAGGAGTTTTAAATGACACAAACAGACTTACAGCAGCTTGCATGTAATATGCTAGACATTGATACATTACCACATATTTTTACACATTTAAAGACAGGCAACTCTTATCTGTTAACAGATGTCTGTTTAAATTGTACTAATGGTCAAGAAAATATTGTCATGGTTATTTATAGAAATGCATACAATATGTATTTTTGTAGAGATATAACAGAGTTTAAACATAAGTTTAAGAAGAGAGTCTTTTATGAACATAAGTAATTATATGAGAAACTTTGCTATTATGCGCACATATGGTCGCTGTGCTTATTGTGGTAAGCCTATTATAGATGAAAAACACGGAGCTACTTTTGACCACATACTACCATTAAGTAAGAAAGGAACAACAAGTAAAGATAATTTATTCTTATGCTGTTTTGATTGTAATCAAGAAAAAGGTTCATTAAGTCTTGAAGATTATAGACAAAAGAAAATGTTATCTTTACAAAAATTAATTAAACGAAATGGCTTAGTTATTAAAGCAACAGGAAATGTTAAGTTCTTTTTTGAACGACTTGAAACAACAGATGTTGCTAAAAAGATAGAGGAGATGCTTAATGATGTCTAATCTAAATGATTTATTTTTTGAACAGCAAGCAAAAATTGTAGCAGAAAATATAATATGTGCTGCTCGCTCTATTGGCTGGGATAGTTTAGATTATGCAACAAAACTTATTGAAGCAGCAATGAAAAGAGCTGTTGCTAAAGCTCTAAAGTAAGGAACTTTTTATGAATAAATTATATATACATCAGCAAGAAGCATTCGAAAAGTTTAGAGACTCTAATGAGATGGCTATATTTTTTGAACAAGGTTGTGGCAAGTCTGCAACTGCTTTAACAATTGCAGACTATAAATTTTTTAATAAACAAATAGAGCAACTGCTTATTATAGCGCCTAATGATGTTCATAAACAATGGGCAGTAGAACAGATACCTTTATGGACAACAGCACATAATGATACAGTATGTTTATTTGGTCGTGGTGGTTTAAAAAAGTTTGTAACTCCTTTAACAAGTAAAGATACTCTTGGCATTATTTGTGTGAACATAGACACATTCTCAACACCTGATAAATGGAAGCAGATTGCTGAATGGGCTAGGTCAAGACCTACAATGATTATTCTAGATGAAGCAACATCAATTAAAAATGTAGAGTCAAATAGAACGCAGAGAATATTAACATGCTTTAATAATATAACAAGGTCAGGAAGAGCTGTTAAAACAAGTGTTAAGCATGAAAACTGTCAAGTGCGTTGTGTATTAACAGGAACTCCTGTTACTAATGGTCCAATGGATTTGTGGAGTATAATGGAGTTTGTAAAGCCATCTTTTTTTAATAGAAACTGGTATGACTTTAAGCAGTATTATGGAATGTTTACAACATTATCTATAGGCACTGCTAAAGGAATGCAGCAGATACGTGTTCTTCTTAATGAAAACACATGGCGTAGTATTAAATTGTGTAAAGATTATAACACAGCATATCAAGTATTTGGTGTTTCTCAAGACACATATTTTACAGTACAAAGTCAAGATAAGTATGTAGGTCCTTATAAAAGAGCTGATGAACTTAAAAAGCAGCTTGACACTGTAGCTGTGTTTAAAAAGATTACTGATTGTATTGATATGCCAGAGCAGGTATTTATTACTAGAACACTTACAATGAATAATGAACAGTCAGCAGCATATAGACAAATGCTTACAGACCAAGCTGTAGAATATGAAGGACGCATTACTACTGCTTTAAATAAACTTACAATGGCTACACGTTTACAGCAGATAAGCAGTGGTTTTATTTATGATAAAACATTTTTAGCAGATACTGATTTAGACAGAGACTTATTACCTGACGAAGTTGTATGGCTTGGTAAATCAAACCCAAAAATTGATGCTCTTATTCGTGATATAGATGAGTCAGATAAACCTGTTATTGTAATGACACGATATACAGCAGAAGCTGATAAAATATATTCTATTCTTAAAGACCAATATAGTGTAATGCTTTATACTGGTTGGAAGAAAACAGGCACGATAGATAACTTCAAAGAAGGTAAGTATGATATTCTTGTAGCTAACACAAGTTGCATTGCATATGGATTTAACTTTCAGAGAAGTCATACTATTCTTTATTATAGTAATACATTCAGTATGGAATTAAGAGAGCAGAGTCAAGCACGTATATTCAGGTCAGGTCAAAAATCTACATGTAAATATGTAGATTATGTTTTTGATAATACAATTGATACTAAAATATTAGCAGCTCTTAAAGCAAAAAAGAATATGCTTGATTATTTTAGAGAGCATCCTGATGAGGAGGTAAAATAGTATGTGTGATACAAATTTAAATACTTTAATTAAAACTAGTTTTAAAAATTAAAAAGCATTAAAATAAAATAAAAGGAGATTTAAATGGAAAAAATTAGTTTTTATGTTGCAGGTCCTTTTTTTAATGATGAACAGTTATCATCATTAGAAACGATAGAAACATTGCTTAACAATCATAGTTTTTCTATGTTTCGACCTCGTGTTGATGCTGGTAAATTAGATGCACATCCAACAAAAGAAAATATGAAAGAAGTGTTTATGACAGATATTAATGCAATAGATAACTGTTCTTATGTTTTAGCAGATATTACATATAGAGACACAGGTACATGCTTTGAAATTGGCTATGCTTTTTCACGTCATATTCCTGTTATTCTTTTTTGTAATGAAGAGAAAGGTAGTAAAATGAATCTTATGCTTGCAGCATCATGTCATAAAAATTTTACTTCTTTGCTTGAACTTGACAGATACTTAACTGCAATAGAAACTGTATTAACAATAGGACAAGAACTTCCAGGAGATATAGAATGACATACACAGAAGCAGCAAAACTTAATGCTTTTTATGCTAAAATAAAAAGCATATATAGATTAAAAGATGTTATTCGCTATAATACACGAAAAGTTATAGCTCACGAAAATGTAGCTGCACATTGTTTTAATGTAGCAACTATTGCTCTTTTAATATGTGATGACTATGACCTTGGTCGTGACATACAGCATCGTAGTATTGTAAAAGCATTACTTCATGATATGCCAGAAATGTATTTTAATGATATAACACATGATGTAAAAGAAAAGCTTAATTTGCAATCTATTCTTCAACACTATGAAGATGCATTTTATAAAGAGCATTTTCCTTTATATGAAGATTTAATGACAAAGTATCAGTCTATTGTTGATGAAGTTGTTGCTTATGCAGATGTATTAAGTGTCAAGCAATATATTGATAATGAGATAGAACTTGGTAATTTAAGTCCAGACATAAAAGAAATACAAGCTGCTACATATACACGATTGCATAAATGTAAGCAAGCTCTTGAAACTGCAATTGAAAAGGAGAAAAAAGTACATGGCACATTGGCATGAAGGTTTTGATGACATCAAAGTAAAACTTATTTGTTTTGAAGGCGATGATTTAGCTCGTAAAGCTTATGAGTTCAATAAGTTTGCAGAGTTTAATGAAGCAAATGGTGGTGATTATTCACCTACAAATCCAGAAGCAATTAGAATTATTAATGAGATTATTTCTGGTGAAACATTTTCTCGTTTTGCGTTTGAAGGACAGCGTGTAGCATTCCAGATAGAAAACATTAGCCGCATATGTCTTGCACAACTTACTAGAGAGCGAGGCTTTTTCTGTTCAGCGTCATCTGGTGTAAGACCATTATCTATGGATTTTATTGTACCACGCAACATTTATCAGCACAAAGAATGGATGCATAAAATACAAGCAGCACAAGATATTCTTGAAGATGTTTATACTGACATGCTTGAAGAAGGAATTCCTTATATAGATGCTCGTTATTTTGGGCTTCATGCACAAACAATTAATATTTCTTATACTGCAACGTTCTCTGAATGGGCTAAATCATGTAATATAAGAACAGAGAACAACATTGCAGATGAAATTAATTATATATATCGTTTAATGCGTAATGAACTTATGAAGCAGATTAATAATCTTAAAGACCCATTAAGCAAAAAACTGTATGAATGGCTTATGGCTTTTACTGACAAAAAATCATGGTATAAAAATCATACATTTAATAATGATTTTAAACGTCATGCAGAACCAGAAGGATATAAGTTTTCAGAGCCTGCACATAATAACTGGACAAAATCAGGTTGGCGTTTTGAACTTGAGCATATTCTTGCTACAAAGCCAGAACTTCTTTTGCCTGGCGAAAAAGAAATGATTGAGTCATGGCAAAAACTTGAAAAAGCAGATGAACCTTTGCCAACTACATATGACAAATATTTTGAGCTTTGTCCTGAACAACGTATAAAAACAATGGATTATTATAAATCTATTGCTGAAAGGAAGCATATTGATGAGTAAAAAAGATAAAGGTAAGCCACCTATACAGCTTATTGAACCTGATTTTATCTTTGGTATAGCAGATGCATTAGCATTTGGTGCTGATAAGTATGGACAAGATGACTGGAAAAAATCAATACCTGATGATATTAACAGGACATTTGGTTCTATACAAAGACATTTATGGCATTGGAAGCAGGGTGAAATAAAAGACCCAGAGTCTGGCTTGAACCATTTACTGCATGCTACAAGTCAGATTATGTTCTTATATTATAAGACTACACATAAATAATTTTAATTAAAAGTATATAAATCTTTTATTTTATATTATAATAATTTAAAACTTAATACAATAAGGATATGTTATGGACACTTCTTATTTAATGACTCAAGCAGACACGTCAGTATTAAAGAACATCAGTGACATGGGACAGCATTTAGAAAAACTTAAAGAAACAATGCTGCAAAAAGAAGCTGAAGCAAAGCAGGCAAAGCAAGAGTATGAGCATTATGCTTCAAATATCTTGCCAAGTCTTATGTTCTCTGCTGGTATTGACAGTTTGAAATTAACCGACGGACATATGCTTTCTGTAAAGAGGGCATATTATTGTTCACCAAATAAAAATGCAGAAGACAAGAAGATTATGGCTGATTGGCTTATTGCAAATGGTGGAGAGCATCTTATTAAGAAAACAATTACAGCAGGTGAAGATAGTATTAATGCTCTTAAAGCAGCAAATATTCCATTTGCTGAAGATAGTAATGTTAATACTGCTAGTTTAAAAAGTTTTCTTAAAGATAAACTTGGTATTACTTCTGGTATTGCTCAGATACAAATGGAAGATATTCCAAAATGTATTCACTTTTCAGAAGTACAGGTTGCGGAGATTGAATAATGTTCTATATTGTCAACGATAACACACAAGAAATAATTAATAAGTATCAGACAAAAGATGATGCTATAAAAGATTTGCCTTATTTTATTATTTTTGCTAAAAGCAAAAATAATGGATTAATACATTTTAGTATAAAGGAGGATAAAGAAATTGCCAAAAAGAGCGTTTCTTAATGTAACACGTGGCAGTGGTCGTGAATTCATGAGCTGTGCTGTTATTGCAAGAGAATTAGCTACTAAATATGATACATTATATTTAGCAGCATTTAATAAGTATTTTGCAGAAGCTTTAGCTGACGAACTTGATAATGTACGTGTTATTGACCAAGCAGAAATAGCATCATTTTGGAACACACATTATGATAAAGTGCAAGACAATTTTATAGCAGAGCCATACAATTTGTCTGACTTTTCTATGCGGCGTATCCATTTTTATGATGCTTATCGTAAAGTTATTGGTCTTGATGAAAAGCATGACTGGAACGAAAACGGAACATCAACACTTCCTAAATTAACAGTTCCTAAAGAGATGAGAAACAGTGCAATTGAATTTTCTAAACAACATAAGAAGTTTGTAATTGTGCAGTTTCATGGAGGCCAGAACCCAGTAGGTGTGCAACGTAATGAGCAGAACTTAATTGTTCAGCCTTACAATTATAATGAGGTGGGGCTTCATCGGCATTATCCTATAGATAAAGCAAATGAAGTATGTAGCCTTTTAAAAGCTGAAGGCTATGAAGTGTTACATTATACATTGAATAATGAACCACATTGTAAAGATGCTTTATATTTGCAGCATGAAAATAATCAGCTTTGGTGGCATGCTCTTTCTGAGTTTGCTGATGGCATTATTACAATTGATAGTTCATTAATGCATTTAGGTATTAGTAACTGTAAGAAGATGTGTGTTATCTGGGTTCAGACAAGTCCAATTAATTTTGGTTATCAGAAAGCAGTTAACATTATTTCAAACAACATCGAGGATTTTGGAGGACCTTCTATGGCAGGTGTTCCTTTAAATCCTGATGTAAACTATCCTGACCCTGAATATGTGGTCAAATGCTTTAAGGAGAATAGATTAGTATGAGTGAAAAAACAACAGAACCTGAAAAAACAATGGAAGAAAAATTAAAGTCAGGTGAATGGAAAACATTTAATATTGGTTTCTTTGCACAGTTTGACAATTTTTCAATTGACAATGCAATGATTGTTGTAGCAGCTGCTGATTATCAGCAAGCTCTTACGCAGTTCAATCAGGTTATTAACAGACCAATTAAACAGCTTGTAGCATTGAACAATAATGACCACCGTGATGTAGCATTTTTAAATTTGTCTGCTGCAAATGCAGTTATTCTTCGTCCTTTTGAAGACAAAGATGATAAAAAAGAATGCTCTTGTGAAGACAAAGATGATAAAAAAGAATGCTCTTGTGAAGAAGGAGAGTGCAAATGCCAGAAGCAAGAAACATTGAAGATGCCAGAACAAAAGAAATAATTGAGCTTATGGACAAATTATCTGACTTGGCAGGTGTTGCTTCTTTTTCAAGTCAGATGAACCAGCTTGTTGATACAGCTAAAGGTCAAAGACAGTCTATTAAAGAAAATACAGCTATGACTGACACAGAAGTAGATGCTTTAATGGACCAGTTGCCTAATTTAATGGCTGAAACTATCAGTCAGACATTTAATGCTATGACTAGCAGTATGCAACAAGTGCTTAATAATCCTGAAAAATTAAAAGAAGCAATAAAAAATAAAACTAAATAATAAAGGACAGTAACATGGACACAATAGAACTCCATGATGCTGTGTATGGCAAAGATTATGAAGCAGCTGTAAATAGTATGCAGCTGCTTCAACAATCTATAACACAGCAAGAAGGTATAGGTTTTCAATCAAAAGAAGAATTAGAACAGTGGGCACATGATAACTTACTTGATAATGTTGTATTCTCAAACAGTCAGCATCGTTTTTATAATGTTAGTCATAAAGGGGAACTAATTACACCACAAACTTTCTTGGAGTATTATGAGAATATTCTTTATTATTATGTGCCACAGATGAATGGCAGCATGAAGCCAGCACATTGGCTTCCTAAAGGTTATAAATATTTTAATAATGCAAAGCTTCCAGGTGAAACAACTGATGGTACACATAGTCCTATGTATTACAGAGATTATACTAGACCAACAGGATATTTTAATCAAGCAAAAGGAGCATATAATTCTGCAAAACCTTTTCCTGTATTTGCAAAAGAAACAAGAAGAGATACAAGTTTTATTTATACATATATTAATGCAATAGCAGGAGTCTGTGCTCCTTGGTTATTATTATGGCTTAAAACTAAAATGTTATATCCTACACAGAAAACACAAGTTGTTCCTATTATTGTGTCACGTACACAAGGAACTGGTAAGAGTACATTTGGTGAAGTTATATGCAAAGGTTTATTTGGTCAAGACAATGTTCTTGTAACAGACCAGTATGATGCAACTGCTAGATTTAACTCTGACTATGCTGATGCATTGGTTGTTTGTCAAGAAGAAAAAGAAGAAACAGATAGAAAAAATCCAGTAGCAACATTAAAAAGTCGTGCTACTGCTACAATGATACGAAAAGAATTAAAGGGTATTGACCCTATTTATCAGGAAAGTTATACTGAATTTGTTATTACAACTAATAAAGATGTACCTGTAAAGTTTGACTCTCCTGATGACCAGAGGCGATTTATGGTAATGGAAGCAGACAGTTCATTTACAAGTCATAATGAAAGAGCAAAAGAAATTTTTGAAAAGCTTTATGGCTATTCATCAAATGGTGAAAAGACAGGTGTTCCTTTTGTAGAAGATTATGATTTAATCAGTCAGTTTAAACATGAACTATATGAATGGGACGAAACAGTTAATGGCGAAAAGATAAGCCTTAGAAAGTTTCCACATACAGCAGCATATGAACGGTGTTATGCAATTCCTCGTACAACAGAAAGTATTGAAATTGAAAGCATCATGAGAAGCCTTATACCATTTATTAAAGCAAGCTTACTTGAGCAGAAGAATGTTACATCTATTGAAGGCATTGGTGAAATAAGTAACATTGTACAATATAAAGGAGCAGTTGAATACTTCCCGTCTGTACAAGGACAAAAAGCATTTGTTGCTCTTTGTAGACCATTAGTATTCTATGACATGCAGAGCAATAAGCCATATAGTCATGCTGTTGTAGAAAAGAGTTTACTTGACATAGTAAATCATTTTCAAGCAGAAGGCATTATGCTTATGAGTGATACTAAACCAGTTCCAGGTGGATTTACCGAAATACAAGGCAGATATAAAGATGCAGTAACTGCAAGGTTCTGTTTACTTGATGACAATGAAACACATACACGAAATGATACGTATAATGTAGCTCCTGGTATAAACTTACATAAAGCAACTACCGCTACAACTCAAGAACGCATTGGTGAAAGATTAAGAGTAAACAATATTTTTAAGCCTGATTTTGATGGCTGCTTTGAAACAGTAAATGAAATGAAACCAGGTACATTAAGTCTTAAAGGTCATAAATCAGAAAATGTGCAATATTTAGACACGTTCTTATTTGAGTCTGATGACTGTACAAAACAACAATATATGCTTGAAAAGCAGCGTGCTGCTGAATGGCAAGCTACTCATGACAAAGAGCCTATAGAAAGTACTGTTCTTTATAAAGAACGGTTACAGTTACAAGAAGCAGAAGCAAATAGACTTTTTAATGAAGGAAAAATTTGTCGACTTGTTTATTCAGGTGCTAAAAGTTATCATATGCTTGTAAGAGTAAATAATGCTCCTAGTACAGTAGAAGAATATACATGGCTTCATGCATACTTAAGCACAAATTTAAGTGATAAGCTTGTATTTGACTCATCTACATCAGACCCTGCAAGACTTACTAGAAGCCCAATTACAAAAGACAGACTTACTACAAATTATGACATAACTGTACATGGTATACAGAGACTTATTAAAGAAGACTGGTCACATATATATAATATAGAATGGCATAATTTATATCAGCAGTGGCTTGATAGACCTTTAAAGCACTATGAACGTAATGGTAGAAAGATGCTTCCAACAAAAACTATTTATAAAGAAGCAGTTGAAGCTTTGCTTGATAGTTCTTATTGGACAGATAGTAAATTTGATGGACAGAGACAAGAAACATTCTTCCCTGCATATAGACTTTTAAGAAGTCTTGGCTATTCTCATGATGAGTTGTGGCATGGCAAAAGCAATATAATAAATGGTATTGAAAACTATGCAAAACAAAATGAAAAGTTATACTGGATTACTAGAGAGCATTGTGCTTTAATAGAACAGATAGACACAGACTTTGATGTATTGGAGACTGAATAATGACAGAAGAAGAAAAGCAGGAAGTACTTTATGTACTTGAGTCAAGACTTACAAAGTATATTGTAAAAGCAAAAGAGTGGTTTGAAACAACTGCTCCTAAAATAAAAGGTACATACACAGACCGACTTAGTGGAGATATTCCTTTATACTTTAAAAGTAATGCTCGTAAATGGCAAAGTATTATTCCAAATGTAAGTCCTTTTTGTTTTTGTTTTACTAAAGATTTAAGTATAAGTAATATGCTTAATAATGATTTAAGAGTAACAGACATACTTGAGCAGGTTTGTAATGAAGGTCTTATAATTCAAGGTATGAAGATTGTTGTTAAGAATAATACACATTTACTTGGTACAAGTCAACAAGTTATTATTATATTTCCAGAAGATTTTGCTGATGATATAGACAAAAAAGCAGTTAATATTTCATTAACATTACAAGAAGCATTACAACTGCTTGATAATGAAACAGTTAGTCGTAATATCAGACAGAAAATATCAAGACAGTTACAAGGTTATAACAAATATGAAAAGATGTCTTATTAATTATTTTAATTAAAAATATTATTTTATATAAAAATGTTTTATAATAAAAATATAAATTAATTAACTTACTGTTGGTAAGTTATGAAACGGGATAAGAACCCGCTTATATTTAGGAGGTGTCTATTATGGCACAAAAAACAAATGTTTCTAAAGTAAAGAGTACAGTTGCTCCATCAACTGATTTCTTGGAAGGTCTTACAGGTGACGGTCTTGAAACAATGACCGATGCTGCAGTAAGCACTGCTTATCTTGGTATTGTTCAGCCAGGTTCATCTGCTACAGCAGAAGGTGCAGAACCTGGAACATTCCGCAACTCAGCAACAGGTGAAAATTATGGCAATACTGTTCGTGTTGTTCCTATTGCATTTGATATTGCATGGGTAGAACGCTTATCAGAGCCACCGTTCACAACAGTTGCTCGTTACAAACCTCATTCAATTCCAGTCGACATTAAACCTGTTAAAGCAGGTACTAAAGGTTATCCTAAAATGGTCAATCCACAGAGTGGTAATGAAATTAAAGAACTGTTCATTTATGCAGTTATTCTTCCTGACCACCCAGAAGCTGGTACTTTGATTTTCAATCCAAATGTTTCATCAATGAGAGCTTGCAAGAGTTGGAACAGTCAGCTTAAGAGCCAGATGCTACCAAATGGAACAAAAGCTCCTATTTATGCGCATGCTTGGGATTTAGCAATTGAACTTGTTCCAAATCCACAGCAGCCTGCAAACAAAATGGCACGCCTTGCAGCTGTTCACAAAGATGATGCATTTGTTTCAAAAGAATTGTTCGAAGAAGTTATTCAGCCTTCAAGAGCAATTGCATCTAATTCAATGCTCGCAATTGAAGCACCTGAAGAAGAGATGTAAATTAACTGTGTCTTATACAAATAAGTATGAGACACTACTTTACTTTGGAGTAATTAAATTATGTTAGATATTAATATGTGGACTTTTAGTGGTAGACTTACAAAAGATGCTACTTCAAAAACAATTGGCAATAATGGTACAACACTTGTGACTTGTACAGTTGCAAATAATACAGGCTTTGGTGATAATAAAACTTGCACATTTATTACAGTAAATATATGGGGTAAAATGGGACAGAACCTTTTACCTTATTTAGTTAAAGGAAAAGCAGTTGCTGTATCTGGTAGTGCTAAGCTTAACAAATGGCTTGGTCAAGATGGCCTTCAGCATACTGACTTACTTGTTGACACAAAAGATATAGTTCTTTTGTCTGATAGTACTAAAATTAATTATGATGAAATACAGCCAGTAACAAATACTGGTCATGATAATGAAACTGCAATATTTTAAATTGTTACATTGTGCTGTAGTGTAATGGTAGCACACAAGCTTTTGGTGCTTGAAAGTTCAGGTTCGAGTCCTGACAGCACAGTTGCTACTGTATAGTAGCAGATAACATCTATTTTTCAATTTATTCTTAACCTCAACTTATGGGACGTTTACGATAGAGCGTCCTGGGAAGGATGGTCAGTTGCATGACCGGAATGCAACAAGGGTAACCGAGTATGTAGTAACATTTTCCCTAACTTTACAACTTGCTACATGCGGGGCACACAGATTTTCTGTGTGCCTTATTTTTTACAACAGGATATTATAATGATAGCACTTGATATTGAAACATATGACCCTTTCTTAAAAGAACTTGGTGACGGCTCGATTAGAAAAGATGGTGAGATTTTATGCTGTGGCAGTTACAATGGCAAAAAAGCAGAAATATATATTCCAAATACTCCTGGCTGGCAGAAATTAATTGATATACTAAAATCAGATGAACCTAAAATATTTCATAATGGCATATATGATTTATCATGGCTTTGCTGTGGTTATAACTTAAAAGTTAATGGTACAATTCATGATACAATGACTCGTATGAGTATGATTGATGAATATGCAGATTTAGACCTTGACACATGTTGTAAACGATTTAATATAAAAGGTAAGAACAAAAATGAAACGATTGAAGCATGGTATGATGAGCATAAAAAAGCACTTAATTTAAAAGGTACATTGTGGCAGAACAGTAAATATTTATGGGATAATTATCAAGAGTTCAGAGACAATATGATAAAGTACAACTTACAAGATTGTGTTGCAACATATAACTTATATTTTGCACAAGAGTCATGGATGCATAATTATCAAGAAGCATACCAAATGGAATGTGGTTTGTATCCTTTATTAATTGAAATGAAAAAGAATGGTGTCAGAATAGATGAAAAGCGTTTAGCAGAATTAACTTGCCAGATTAAAGATGAGCTTACATCAGTAGAGCAAAAGCTTAAATTTGAGTGGGGTTTAACACCTACTATCATTTCAAGTACAAAGCAGTTAGGTTCTGCTTTAACTAAGATGGGACTACATAGTCCTATGAAAACACCAAAAGGAGCTGAGAGCTGGGCAGCAGGTGCTTTAGACAGACTTCAAGAGTATGAAGTTGTAAGAGAAATACAACATTGGAAGACTTTAAGTGCTGTTATTGATAAATATTTACAAGGAGCATTATATCACTCTATATGGAATGGTAGAATTCACTGCACTTTTAGTCCTAATAAAAGAGATGATGGTGGCACAATTACAGGCCGTTTTTCATGTAAAAACCCGAACCTGCAAAATATCCCTGCAAGAGAAACAAAGCATGGCCATAAAAGTTATGGCCCTGAAATGCGAGAGTTATTTATACCAGAAAACGATTGTTGGATGTTTGCTTGTGACTATTCTCAGATTGAATACTTGTTGCTAGCTCATTTTGCTCAAGGGCCTCAAGCAGAATGGTTTAGAGAACAAGCAAATGCAGGTGTTGATTTTCATACAACTGTACAACAAAGTATGAACTTTCCAGAAAGAGGCATTGTAAAAGCACTCAATTATGGTAAAATGTATGGTATGGGGATTAATAAAATGATGCAATTAAATTATGTTATGTTTAGTAAATTAGCAGCAGACAGAGGTATGGATTTACTTCAGTTCTGTACATGGATAAATGATTTGTATAATGAAAAAATGCCTGTGATAAAAGATACTATGCTTTATATACAAAACTTGGCAAAAGTACAGGGTTATGTAACATCATTAAGTGGTAGACACCACCACAAGCCTCGTCCTTATTTTGACCCTACAACAGGCAAATGGAATGATGGTATTTATAAAATGACAAACTATCTTATTCAAGGGTCTGCTGCAGATATATTGAAAAAAGGATTACTTGATGCATGGAACAGTGGTGTATTTAATACATTAAAAATGCACATTACAGTACATGATGAAAATGTATGTTCTGTTCCTAAAACAAAAGAAGGTGTAGAAGCTGCAGCAGAGCTTGAAGCATGTATGAATAATGCTTATAAAGACAGATTATCAGTACCAATGAAAGCAGTAGGAGGTCTTGGTGACAACTGGAACGGAAAACATGCAGAAGATGATTGGCAGAAGCAACGTGAAAAATATGGTTTAAGTCGCTCTGGAGAGCATGATACAACTGCAAGGATTATCAATTAGCACGATTTAATTGATTAAGATATACTTATTTGCTTACTATAATGAAATTCTACTTTCATATTTTATATAGTTATTTAGGTTCTAGAAAAACATGAAAGTAAGCAAATAGATATATCATAAACTAGTGCTATTTTTATGAAAGTAAGCAAATAGATATATCATAATTAAAGAGATAATATGCTATTAGAGCAGAGAATACTTGACTTACAAAAAGATATGAGTGGCGAGAACCATTTGTGGAGGTGGAAGAATGACCAATTTACTTAAAGGACACGAGGATTTTATTGTTTCTCATACAAGGAAAGAGATAATGCAGAAGTTTAATGTTAACTATAATTATGTAAACAACTTCTGTAATAGGAACGGAATAAGACCAATAGCAGAAAGATGTCGTTATTTTGTTACCGACGAAATAAAGAACTATCTAAAGGAGCACACTATTAAAGATACTGCTTATAAGTTCCATGTTGGCTATAACTGGCTCTCTGTAAAGGTACGTGAAATGAACTTACCTTGTAAAAGATATAGAAGTGAAATTAAATTATCTGCTCATTCTTGTAAACACACAGGAGAGGCTCACGATATGATTAGATACTTGTCTAAAACATTTACTATGGCATCAATAGCAAGGGTATTCGGTTATTCAATAGAACGCATAAGACAGATTTGTTCTGATAATGAGGAGGAGTAAGAATATGTTTGAGAAAGAAGCAGAAGAAAAAGCAAAAGATTATGCAGAGCATAATCAAGGTAAATATACGAATGAGTTTGGTAACATATACCATGCTTTTCTTGCAGGAGCAGAGTTCAGCAAGGAACATGACAAAGATATAGAAATACCTTTTAAAGGAGAAAGCCCTGTTTATAGCACAAAACAAGCAGCAGGAGCTGATATTGCTCTTCCTAAAGACATAATTATAAACGCACACAGTATTGTTACTTGGATAGATTTAGAAGTTGGCTTTGATATTCCTGAAGGTTTTTGTATAATGCTTCAGCCAAGGAGCAGCACAAGCAGAAAATGGCATGTGCTCTGTGATACAGGTATTATTGACAGTGATTATAAATTAGAAAATATTCATTGTGGCTTAGTCAATATAACAAATGAAGATATAGCAATTCCAAAAGGCACTAGAATTGTGCAGTTATTGATACTTCCAGTTTATCATGCAACAAACTGGAAGTGCCTTAATAACATACGAGACAGCAAGAAAGGTAGTGGTTCTACTGGTGACTAACTTATACGCTTCCAAAGTCTTACGGTAGTATTTACGGTTTGTACATTAGATGAGCGACCGTAAATACGTGATGAGTAAGAAGCGTCAAAATAAAATGTCGGTTCATACCATTGACTGCCTAAACCTGTTATAGCACCTGCGGGCTGTGAAGTAATTATAAAAGCACCGTTTGCCGTAGACCCAAATCTTGGTGAAGTTGCAGAAAACATACCAGTAATATTCGGCAATGATTGATTTTGTAAAATCAAGACTTTTGTTATGTTTTGACTATTTGAAAATGCACTTTCGATTGTTATATTTGCTCCATTTACCGCAGTAACACCACGTTGTTCCCATGTATTAGGGTCAACAATTAAACTTCCTGTTGTGACACCATGACTACTTGTATC